TCAGCAGGAATTTTCAAAAGTTCATCCATCAGATTCATGTCGTTCATAATATCTCCGTATTTGGCTTGAGTCCCGTCAAGCATTCAATGTACCAAGACCAAAAAGCGTGGGACATAACCCGTAGCACCGAGGTTCTGGTAAACCTATCCGCAAACAAGTTAAGCCCACGCAAAAGCATAGGCGAAAACTGTTTGTCCTGCGGATAAGTGAAATTTACCAGATTTCGGTGCATGACAAAAGCTAACGCTTTCTGTATTTTATTATGTCGTTCTGCCAATATGTTTTTTATGCCGCATCTGCAGAAGAACCGGCCATTATGTGATAACGACCGGACGTGTAAAGGTTATTTCTTAGACTCTTCCAAGGAAACCTTACGAAACTCTTTCATCAGTTTTTCCAGTTCCAACGAAGTCTTACGGGCACGGGTCCCTGCGGCCTTGTTGCCTTTTTCAATCTGAAGTGCCGCATCCGTGGAGAATGTAGCATATACTTCCTGTATTTTTGAAACCAATTCTTTCATATAAATTCTATTTAAGTTATTGACTACAAAGGTAGTGAAAATAATCGAAAATAAGAGCGATTCTGTAAATATAGTAAATATCACATTGGTAATCAATGACTTTTAACAGTCATTACACCGTATGATTTATCCATCAGAGAAATTATCAAGGTGTTTACAACTTTATGGATATGTCTGGTCAGAACATTTCTTCCATCTGCCGCTTGATTTCTTCCCGCTTTGTATTCTTGTAGTAATGCTTATAGATGGTCAATGGGCTGTTACCAGCCATCTCTGCAACCACATACGGATTGTTACCGGCATCTACCATCTTCGATATGAAAGAGCCACGGGCGGAATACCATGTGATGTTTTCTTTAATGCGCAACATCTTGCATGCTTTCGTCAAGGTTTGTGAAAGGCGTGTGGAAATTTGCTTGACACGTGTAGTCTTCTTGGAAGTGGTCGTGTGTTTATGAGTAAAAACAGGAAATACATAATTTCCATAACTTTGCCCACGGTATTTATTCATGATGGCTTTTGCTTTACTGAGTAATTCCGGTTTGGCTGTTTTGGGAAACTTGATACGTTCATAGACGATGCGGTCTTCCTGAACCAAATCCCATGTCAGGTTACATACATCGACATTCGCCATACCTCCGGTATAGTAGCTGAACAGGAACAAATCAAGATGCAACTGCTCTTTTTTCGTAAACAAGGTACGGTCAACATTTGCGATTTTAGCTATGACTGTTTCCGGAACTGCTCTTGAAGTGGTTTCCGGCCAATTAATATCATCACCGAGACAGAGGAAGTTATCCATATTCACCCCGTACATCTCTTTCTTTTCTGCCTGCCTGCATACGGCACGGAGCAACCTTAGTTTGTGTGTAAGTCCGGCCTTGTTGCCATTTCTGATACCTCTTTCTTTAAGCCAAAACGCAAAGTCAAGAAGAAACTCTTCTGTAATATCCGTAAAGAAATAAGAGGAAAAGGCTTTTTCATATTTTTCCTTTGTAAACGCCTGCAGTTCACGCTTGAGATAGACATACCGTTTAGCATTGGTCGTGCTGTCGACAATCTGACCGTTCTTGATGCGTTTCTTGTTTTTGAATGTCTCTTCAAGATAATCGATCATCTGCTGGACACTCTTTACTTTGACCTCGGGTTTGGCCGCCTTGATTTCATCGAAGCAATGTGATAGCTGGACGGGCGACCAGTTCCTGCCTTCCATCTCCCAGGTATCGGCGACATGCAGATATTTGGTTCGCAAATCGAAAAGCAGTTTGTTCTTGGTAGTGGCCTCCGCACTCCCTACACGGAAACTCTGAGACTTGACATCCCAGTCTTTTAATAGCCCTGTGATGTTTATAACCTTCGGCACACGGGCGTAACCGGTCTTGAAGAAAATTATCTCCAGCTTGACCATCTTGGTGTCTTTCGGGTTCTGCTTACCCCTGATGTTAATCGTGTACATAGACTGATAACGAGTTAGTTAATGACTTATTATTAATTCGCATTAGTAGGAATCAATTGGTATTAATTAACCTACATAGAAACCTACATGAAAAGAGTAGTTTCCTTAGCGAAATAATGTTTATACGGATAAATCCGTACTTGTGTCATTTACTAACTCGTTATCAATCAACTATTTTTCCTAATCACAAAAGTTGTGTCCGAAAAAAGGGTGTGCCAAAATGAATTATCCTCTTTTAAATTTTTATTAGCATCAGAAGGGTACTTCTCATTGAAATCTTCTAGTATAATCCTATTTGCTCCAGTACTAAGACGTTTTCTATGCCGATCATCTACCTCTGAATGGCAACGAACACAAAGACATTCGAGGTTAGTCTCTCGATTATCTATTTTGTTTCCATTTTTATGGTGGGTATGCATATAATGTTGATCAAAAAGGTTAGTTATTTGCAAACCGCATCGTTCACATGTAAATTGATGTAAAGAACGATACGCATGACTTATTTGTTCCCAATTCTTGGTATAGCCAAAGATGTCAACATCAACATCTCCATTTTCATCAGGGAAAATTCCTTCTGTTTGTTTGAGGAACTCTACAAAATCAGTGGAATTATGAATTTTATTAGTTAATTCTCCAGCAAGTATATTGGCACAATAGTTACATAGTTGTAATCCGGAAACTTCTACTTCATGGCGAACTGCTCTATCTCTTGCAAAGACTTTAATAGGTTCATTGTTTGCAAAACGATAAGCATCTTTGCCATAGAGTTGAAGTGCCTCGCAATTTCTTATATGAAATTTTGGCATTGCTTCTCCATAATCATGAAAATAGAAATTACGCTTATACATGAAACCTTGATGTTCTATCTTGTTGTCATCAATGTAAAAGATGCCGTTTTCTTCAAACTTTATTTTTGTTCCAATATCTTCAGGAAGAACTTCAATTGTTCCTACTGGGGTCCATGGTGATGCTTCTCCAATCTCGATCCCCATAGTCCTAAGTTGCGATTTTAGACGATCAAACTGGTAAAAAGGCTCTTCAGTATTCATAGATATCAGTTTTTATTTTTATTCACGAAGTTTTCAAGTATATCATCGCCACTTGTAACTATTCGGAACTCTACACGCCTAGATTTTTCTTTATCAATCTCCTTACCTGTAGTAATAGTATAATCACCATTACTATCAAGTGATTTGCCATAAGAAAGCCCGTTAGCTGTGAACCAAAATTCAAGTAAGCGTTGTTGCTCTTGAGTGTATCTTTCGAAAACTTCCATTTTTCGGAAATACTTTAATACACTAAGTGAACGTTTTTGGGATAAAATAACATTGGCAATATAAGAATCCATATCATAACTAGGCATCGGTACATTATCTGTATGGCCTTCAATTCGAATTTCTCTAATATTGCTTCGTAAACTATCATTGAGTAAGATGTTGAAATACCTGGGCAGAAAGTTATTGAGGATTTGACAGAAACGAGGTGTCAAATCAGCTGACCCTGAAGCAAAAAGAACAGTTGGCTCCTTGAATTTCATGGAAAGATCTTTGCCAATAGCCATTTGCCATTGTAAAGTATCACCAGCGAATTCTTTAACAAGTTTGTTGTGAAGTTTGTTTTTTGTTTCAATATAATCTGTAAGTACAGTTTGATTCTGTTTTACACGACTGATGTAGGCTATTGCTATGAACAGAAATATAACCATGAGACCTGTCATTAGGTCAGAAACTGACATCCAAACATTAGACTTAGCCATAATTATCTACGATTATTGACGTGTTCAACCATTTTAGTAATACAGTTGTCTAGTTCAGCAAGTGTGGCACCTAACCGATTATAAAATTGGCGATCAAGTGAAGTTAATTGTGTGTTGAGAGTTTGAGATCCTTTTGTGATTATGCTGACTCCTTCTTCCATTTTTTCTTTTGTACCTTTCCAAAACTGTTCGCCATAATCACGGATTTTATTGAGTTCGTCGAGTTTTTCAATAAGAAGTTGAACGCCATCTACAAAATTACGTTGTTTTCGAACCCAATCATTTAAAACTTTCGTAGATTCGTCAAATTGTTCCATATTGTTTTTTGAGAGAGTCGCTGTTTCTTGAAGTTTATTTGAAACATCAATAAATTTTTGGTCTTCAATAATAACCTGATTAAGAGAGTCAATAAGTTGTTTGAGCTTGCCACCTTCACTGACGAGAGTTTTTGTGTCATCACTAACTTTTGTAAGTGTAGTAGAAGTACTTTCAAAATTGTTCGCCATTTCTTTATATTGCTTAGTAAGAGAGGATATCATGTTTTTATTTTCTTGTTGCCAAGTATTGAGTTTCTCTACACTTTGGTTTAGTTGATCGAAATTTTCTTGAATAAGTTTATTAATGAGCGCATTCATCTGTTTCTGAAATTCTTCTGTAACAGTTTTCATTACTTCTACAAGGGCTTCAGTATTGCTCTTTTTCAATAGTTCAGAAAACTCATTGAATTTAGCAACTAAAAGATGATTTGTGGCATCCATTTTATCCTCAATTTCAACTACTTCTGAATGAAGTTTTCCTCCAAACGTTTTAACTTCTTCGGATATTTCTTCTTGGGTGCTACTCATGCCTGAAAGAACGTCAAGCATTTCATTAATGTTATGATTAATGTTTGATAAATCTTTCGTTTGTAGTTGGATATTTGTGAGTGCAGCAGTTTGAGAGGTGGAGTTTTCTTCTACTGTGCCCAGAGATAGAGTAACACTTTCGGCTTTATTTCTAAGGTCGTTGAGAGCTACTTCTTGGCTTCGAGCTAAAATAACCATTGAGTTTATTGCATTTTCTGTATTTGTGTAAGACGTTTGAAGGGAGGTGAGGATATCACTTACAGTACGATAGAATGCAGTCTGGTCTTTAGCTTGGTTTTCAGCTTGTTCTCTTAAAGCATTAAGAGTGGTCATGTTACTTTGGCTCATCTGTTGAACTGCCTGGCATATTTGTGATGCTGCATGATTGGCGTCTGAAATGCCACCGTCTGTTTTATCAAAATATGAGTTGGTTATTCTAGACAAAAATAGAGAACCTAACATACCAGCAATTGATGTAAAAAAGGCCGTTTTTAATCCGTCTAATAGTTCGGGAATACTTGTGTCAAGATCATTAGAATTGAAATAAATAAGTCCTGTTGTGATACCATAGAATGTACCTAATACTCCTAATGTAGAAATAATTGAAGGGATGTTTTCAACCCAACGACGGTTTGATACTAACTTGCCTTTACTATTTAATCTTCTGATATACCCATAGGATATGAGTGTGCAGAAAATAATTAAGCCAAGGCATAAAATTGTTGACATACTAAGCGAAAAAATCATGATACCGTGTTTTTTATATTATGTTGTACTCTAATTTTTTAATATTTTCCTAGTTAAGAAATCTATTAACGGTTGCAAAGGTAATGAATTTGTTTTAATGAAACGATTTATTTTTCTATTTACCGAAAAGAAACAAATGTTTAACTGTTGTTTTTGCTAACATAATCCACAAACAAATAGATTTCTTTTTCTTATACTATATATTTATAATAAAATATATGTTTTTCAATAGACTATGATGTACAATTAAGCTGATATCGATTTTTTTTGTATATATTTGGAACGATAAGAAGGAAATACTGCTTATTACTTTATAAAGTAAAATGTCTTAATAATATTATTATAAAAAAATGTGTTATGGGTCAAATTTATTCGTATGTGCTAAGATATGATGATGGAGTGGCGCCTAACCCTTATGGTGGTGTCTGTACTTTGGCAATATGCAAGCCTGTCATTAGAAAAAAAGCCCAAGTGGGTGATTGGGTTATTGGAACTGGATCATTTGAATTAGGTTTAGGTGATACTTTGGTTTATGCAATGAAAATAACGGAAGTTTTATCTTTTAAAGAGTATGATATCCTATGCAGATCTAAGTTGCATATTAAAATTCCCCAAATAAATTCTGATGATATAATTGAACGTAGAGGAGATTGTATCTATGATTATTCTAAGGGAGATTCTCCTATACAAAGGGCCGGAGCCCATAATATGTGTGATAGTGAGCGGGATTTAAGTGGAATAAATGTTTTATTATCAACACATTTTTATTATTTTGGTGATTCTGCCATATTTTTGCCGACTAAATTTTTGAATTTTCGAAAAAAAGGGCGTGGGCATAGAATTATAAAAGATCAAAATCTAGTGGATGAATTTGAGGAATGGATCAATAGCTATGAGCTTAATAGACTTTTTGGAGAACCACAGAAAAAGGTACACTCATGTGGTAGTTGTTCGCATAATACAGAAATTAAATTAGAATAAACCTTTTGGATAAAACTAACCATAATTACAATAGTATCATATAAAAGGTAAGATACTAGCCATTAAAATTTCTAATGTGAGGATTTTGATGTTGCATTTCTGTATACATTCTTTCTCCCACAATATATTAATTCTTTGTTCTGGGCTATGATGTAGCAGGAATTTGATATGCCGAATAATTCTTATCAAGGATTATTCGGTTTTTTATGCTTTAATTAAAATAATAGATATATGGATAATAATATTGACAAAAATTTGTATGCTGAATCAATGAAAATAGCATTACGAGTAGATTTTCTTGCTAATAGCGAGGAATTGAGATTATATGCAACTTCTATCTATAACGCTTCAATATGGAGCAGAGAAGTAGACAAAAAAAATAAAGCCATTCTCAAAAGGAATAGGGCTTTAAAATAGAAAGGGAGAATCTGCCAGCACGACCAAGCATTGATTCTCCCAAATCTTACACGATTATGATGCAAATATACTATTTACTTTTAAAATAATCGTGTTATGGAACTGAATTTTGATAGAATTATTCGCTTAAAAAAGATTAGAATCAAGAAATCAGAACTTTCCGAAGAAGAGAATGCAATATCTACGCCTATTCTATCTGATAAAAGCCTTATTTATGAAATCTATAAGATATTCGCTGAGATACTCAACGAAAGAGATTGTCCCCCATGCCTCGAAAATGTCACCCAAAGAAAGAAGTTCATCTTTATTATTCTATACTTGTTTTCACCCAGTACACTTGCCGGTGGAAAGACTGTTTATGGGATAAGAGGGGAAATTGCAAAGGTTGTTGGCATTCAATCTGAAAGTACAATTTCCAACAACTGCGAAGATGTTGTGTTTCTGTATCAAAATTACGATGATTTTAGCGAGGATATAGACTATCTTTACACAGAAATTATAAATCGTTTGAAATTCAAAGGGCTAATCAATTAATGTGCCGGAGCACTTAACTCCGGCATACTTTGTTTACCAATACCTTAACCAAAATTCATTAAAGATGTCACTTTGAGTATCCGGAGCCCCATTATCTTGAAGTTCGGTTAATGGGATAAGTTCGAAATCATGCAATTGACATATCTCTCTAATAGGTTTCAGGTATTTCTCTTCTTCATGACATGTTATCAACCAGTAGTGCTTAATAACATCTTCATCGTTAGCATAGTCTCTATTAAATTTTTTCTTATATACTTCTAGTTGACACCTAGAAGCTCCATCTTCGTCTGTTGCATTATGAATAGGAGAATACGCCTTATTTTCTATTAATATGGCATGTTTCTCCTTTTGCTCATTGATAGTTAAAACTACATTAACCCATAAATCTATATTATAGTATTGCTTTTCAACCCTGACAGATTCTATATTAGTCAAATTATCAATATTTTCATGAAGTAATTTTCCCAAAATGGCACGCGAGTATTCATATAGTAAAGAATCTGCTGTACTACATGAATTTTGGGCCATTCTTAGCGTCCATGATATAACGTAATCCATAATGGTTTCCAGCTTCCCGTCTTTGTCAACCGTGTCATCACGCATAAATTTTGAGATTTTACTTTCCATATCTTATTCTCCTTTCTCTATTTTTATTTTCTTTCCGCAATGAGGACAGGTGATAGTGTTATCAGCTTTTTCTTCTCCTATTAATTCTGTTATAGATACATTCAAAGCATCAGCAATCTTTAGAATATTATCCAGTGATGGCGAAGATTTGCCGGTTACGATATTACTAACAGCCACCTTTGAAATGCCTACTTGTTCTGCAAGCCATGCAGAAGTAACACCTCTCTCATTCATTGTTTCTTTTATTTTCAATTCCATAAACTATACTTTATTTTGATTACTCTGCAAAGTAATGCAAACTTTATCAAACGGCCTAATATTAATAAAGTCCAATTTGTTAAATATTCTTAATTAATAAATAAAACTTTATCATACATATTATATTTAATAAAGTTTACTTTATCTTTGTATCATCAAAAACGAAGTAATAACAATTAAAAAATATACGATTATGGCAACAAAAATGAGTGATAAGGTAAAAAGTGAATTGATTACTAGAATCATGGTTGAAATGAAATCAGCAGCTATATTACAAAATAAACCTTTTGATGAAGGTGTTTTCTTCGACCTCATATTTATGAACGATAAAGAGCTATTGAAAGTTTCAAAACTTTGCGGTATTAAACAATAGTATTAACCAGCAGGGCAAAAGCCCTGCACAATATAGAAGATTATGAAATTTAGTGAATTACCAATAGATACCCAACAAAGATTAAACGATGAACGCTCAAAATTGAGTAATCGATCAATCAATAATGCGAATGAGGTTTTACTATACAATCAGTCAGGTTCACGTTTCTTTTCTGCAAGAAGGCATCAAAGCTCATGGCAAGACGACAAGGGTAATTATATGCCATTTGGTGGCGGTTCTGAATGGACCGTACGATATGGATGTGTCGGTTTCGCTCGTAAGAAACAAGTGATTGGTTACGATTACGAGTTGGCTGAAGGCAAATTGTACTCTAAATCATCAAATGGCACAGTTATTCCATCTTCTGTAAAGACCAAGAAAGAAGTTTTGAGTATAGCGAAGTCTATTGGTATATTTATTTTTTAATCCGATAGCCTTCGGGCTACCACAATACACACGATTATGGCAACATCAGTAATTAAACAAAGAACAATAGAAAAGTTCATCATGTCAGAATTTGTACAAGGCAACTTAAATACAAAAGAGCAAGTAAGCTGTATGCTTATTCTGATCCAAAAGAAGTTGGATATGTCAGTAGAGCAAGCGAGTGACTTTATGAGAAATGCAATTGGTATTAACGCTTAAATATACGATTATGACAAAACAAGAACTTGAAAACAACATGACTAAGGTAGCAGGTATACCGGTTGAAATAACAGTCAGAGGCAAACGCTCTTTTACTTTCTCTTTTGAGGGTAAGAATGAAACAGCAGCAAAGAAGATACAGCAATACTTTGCACCCGTATCGCTTGAATACGACTACGATGAAGAATGTGATCTGACTTGTTTATATATGAATCTTTAATAACACTCTTATGAAAATAGGTACAATACAGGTGCAGATTTATGCCCCTAAATTTTTGGCCTGCCAGCCTGATTTAAACAATCTACCTTTTGCTACAGATGAACGTAATAAAGATAGAGTATTCACCGAAGAAGAATATCACCACATTTTTAAGAGTTACCCGTATCCATTTGTAGACGGTGTTTATGTACACCGTTTCAAATCAAATGGTTATGATTGTTATACTAAGTACATATTTATCGAACAAATAAATTAAACGATTATGAACTCAATAAACAAAAACGGCTGCAGTGTATGCGCCCCTGGTAAAGAGAACTACTGTACCTATAACACCAAGCTGAAAGGTAAGAAAGTGAGAATGTACCAATATGACTACCGTGCTGAAAGTGGCGAATTATTTACCTGTTGTGCGGCAACCTTAGAAAAGTGCAGAGAAAAACGTGATAAGTGGCTTAGTTTACAACAATAAGACAGTTGTTGTGTATCAGACTAAGATAAATTTCGTTATCTTTGGTTGTGATAGTACCTTTGAAGTGAATATTTAAAATATGAAGAGCAGATATGAAATATTAGCCAAAGATAAAGGGTATTATGTCGATTCACAAGGCAATGCCTTTTCTGCACGCGGTAAAAAAGTCGGTACGCGTGGCAGTGACCCGTATATGTATATTGGCATAAGGGTGAGTGAAACGAAAGTTATCAAGGTCTATGTACATAAATTGCAGGCTTATCAAAAATTTGGTGATGCTATTTTTGACAAAGGCATTGAAGTTAGACATTTAAATGGTGATTCTTTTGATAATTCGTATGAGAATATAGCAATAGGTACACCGTTTGAAAATGCGATGGATAAGGCTAAAGAAACAAGAATGCGCTGCGCTAAAAAAGCATCAGAGGCAATTAAAAAATACTCAGATGAATTAGCACAACAGATTCAATTAGAATACTCAAAGGGTTCTAATTATAGAGAGCTTATGAAAAAAGATTCGATAAGTAGCAAAGGCACATTGAATTATATACTTAAAAGAAATATATCGCGGAATGGAGCAGTTGGTTAGCTTACCGCTTTGACTTGGCGGTGGTCACAGGTTCGAGTCCTGTTTCCGCAACTACTTAATTATTAATTTAAAAGACACGATTATGAACATTCTAACGCTTAGTATTAAGCAAATATATTTCGATGAGATTTTGGCTGGTAAGAAAACGCACGAATACCGCGAAATCAGACCTACCAATGCAAAAAAGTACATAACCTACTTATGTGGTGGTAAAGAATATAAAGCTGATGAAGAACTTCCCGAAGAGGGGGAAATCGAGTTAAAGCCTATCAAGTACGATGCTATTAAATTTCTCACTGGTGAGTACAAAGGCAAACGGCCTTATGCTATTGTAGAGGTTAAAGGTGCAGAAGCTTCGATCCTTACCGATGAAGATGGTAACGATATTGTCTACGAACACCAAGGCGAAGAATACCTAGCAGCCCAAATGGACTATACTTTAGGCGAGGTATTAGAGAAACATATAGATTGATTGTTTAATTTAAAAATTATTGCTGAGTCGCAAGAAGAGTAAACAGAGTAGCCGGACCGCGCAGAAATATGAATGGCGCGGGTGCTGGCGGTAGATTAGTTGCTAATCGTAGGGGTACGGCAAGTGCCACCCAGTTAGGTTCACGTAGACAACGTTACGGTGATCTTCGTGTTTCATTTGGATTATCTGGTGGTTAGCTATGAATAAAGTAGAGCAAGCGAACCGGTATATAGACCTCATTCGGGTAAAATCGAATGAGGCTTTACTGTTTTTATCCTTGGGTAAAGATTCGCTTGTCTTACTTGATTTAATCTATCCAAAGTTTGATCGGATCGTTTGTGTGTTTATGTACTTCGTCAAAGACTTGGAGCACATAAACCGATGGATTGGCTGGACTAAAGCCAAATATCCAAAGATTGAGTTTGTGCAAGCGCCTCACTGGAATCTAACTTACATTCTTCGTGGCGGGTTGTATTGTGTCCCTAATCCAAAGGTGAAGCTGCTGAAACTTGCTGATGTGGTAAAAGCTATGCAACTTGCTCATGGAGTTTATTACACGTTCTTGGGGATGAAGAAAGCCGATGGCATGAATAGACGTTTGATGCTGAAAGGGTATGAAGCTAACGGATATGAGAATAACGGCTTATGTTATCCTTTGGCTGATTGGACGCAAATGGATATTCTTGCATACATGAGACAACATGGATTGCCAGAACCAGTTAGATATTCTTTAAAAGCCAGTTCAGGAGTGGGGTTTAATCTTGATTGTATGCTTTGGTTAAAAGAGAACTATCCGCAGGATTTACAACGAATCTATCGGGTATTTCCTATGAGTGAAAGAATTTTATTTGAGTATAATAATAAAAAACAAATAGCCGAGTCAGAAATAGAAGAAGAGGAAGAATGAAAAGTGCTGCCGATATAGGCGTACAAACCAATCGTTTGAGTAATGCTGCAGCTGGTAATCCAGGAAGGCAGGCAAGAATTAACAGTATTGGCGGTGCCATGTATCGTAACCTTAGCCGTTTAAATTATGCAAGAAACGGAAGCGTGTACCAACAATATTCAAGAGCTGCCCGTCAAGGACGCAGTGGTGGATTAGGTTTAAGCAATGGATAACATGGAACTATCAAAGTATATAAAGAGCGAATCGGTAGAACTAAATCGTTCTGCCATTCACTTTGCAAATTATAATCCTCGAAAACTTTCCGATGAATCACGAAAGACATTAAAACGTGGTATCAAGAAATTCGGGTTGGTCGGTGGAATTGTCGTTAATAAGCGTACAGGTCTTACAGTAGTCAGCGGACATCAGCGTTTGTCTGTCATGGATGAATTGCAGAAGTTCCCTGATAACGACTACCGCATCCGAGTCGACGTAATTGACGTGGACGAAAAGCAGGAGAAAGAACTAAATATTCTGATGAATAACCCAAACGCACAAGGTACCTGGGATTTTGATGCTCTTGCACAGATTGTTCCTGACATTGATTGGAAAGACGCGGGCTTGACTGATGCTGACCTAAACATGATTGGTGTTGATTATCTGTTGCAGACTGAAGAAGAAAGCTCCATTGCTGATGCTTTGTCTGATATGATGTCACCTGTCACCGAACAGAAAGAAGCCGATAAAGCCGCCAAACAGTTGGAACGTGCCGAAAAAGTAGCCCACATGAAAGAAGTCAAGCAACAAGTCAAGGAGAACGCACAAAAGCAAGCCGAGAACATGGACGCCTATGTGATGTTATCCTTTGATTCCTATAAAGCTAAAGCGGCTTTCTGCAAACGGTTCGGTTATGATCCGGATATGAAGTTTATCAAGGGGGAAGTCTTTGATGAGCAAATTGAAAGAATAGATTAATAACTTAAAATTAGGAGGAAAGCCGAGTCAGAAGAAGAAAGACGGTGAAACAACTCGAAAATCAATATGAAAGATTGAGAAACAGTGAGCACATGCTTGGAAGAAATGCTTTAAGGAATGAGTTGAGAGTACGAAACGCTTTTATCAATACAAGAAGCAGGATGGAAAAAACAACCTCGAGCAGGGGATTAAGTAACGGATAAATTTATGAATAATAGTGAATCTCAAAATACAAAAGGTCGTGGAGGAAGAAAGCCTAAGTTTGACTATACAAATAAAGACTTTCTTTCTCTCATAGAATCGTATGCAAAAAAGGGATTCACAGATAAGGAAATTGCTTTTGCTGTAGGATTGGCCCCACAGACATTTTGTGAGAAGAAAAGTCAGTACTCTGAATTAAGTGAAGTATTAACGCGCGGGCGGGCGACCATAACTGCAACAGTCCGGGCAAAGTTCCTAGCTATGGCTTTGGGGGGTGTCAAGACGAAAAGTACCACTATACGAAAGATAAAGGATAGGGACGGAAATCTGACAGGTGAAGAAGAAGTTCAAGTTGTAGAAGGGGAGCTGGCGCCCAGTTTGCAGGCGCAGTCTGTTTGGCTCTACCATTACGATGAAGATTGGAGAAAGGTTGAACGTAAGCAGGATGAAGAAGCTGACATTCCTACCGACATAAACCACGGTATCAGTATTGATTCCTGGATTAAAGACAAACTGAAATGATAGAACCCCAGGCGATATACCACCCTCTGTACACCGATAATGAGAAATTCATTATCCTTATCACCGGTGGGCGTGGATGTGAAACACCCACGCAAGAAGTAATAATGTCTGATTTGACGGTAAAGCAAATCAAGGATATTAAAGTAGGCGATTTTGTCATGGGTGATGATGGATGCCCACGAAAGGTAATTGGGACGATGCGAGGACAAAGTGAAATGTTTCGTGTCCAGCAAACAAGTGCGGAAGATTATTTTGTGAATGATGCGCATATAATAAGCTTAAGAAAGAGTGGAGATTCAATTAGAGATGGAAGATATACCGCTTATCCTGAGTTTTTGGATATGCGCATTACCGACTTTGTGAATCAAAGTAAGCGTTTCAGAGACCGTTTCCGTGGCTATAAATCAAACTCAATACCATACATTGAAAAATATGTGAACATTGAGCCTTATCTTCTTGGTGTGTGGTTGGGTGATGGAACAAGCATGTTTCCTCAAGTAACAACCGCTGATTTTGAGATAAAAGACTATTTGCGAGAATATGCGGATAGAAATAATATGAGATTAGCCATAAATGGGATAAGAGGAAATGCCATAACTTATAGACTTGCAAAGAACGGAGGTCTGACAAATCCATTAATGGACACTCTGCGTGAATATAATTTGATTAGTAATAAGCATATTCCACAAGATTATATATCAAATAGCGAAAATGTAAGGCTTGATTTGCTTGCAGGACTTATAGATACGGATGGTTGTATGCTTAGGAATGGGTATGAGATTATTCAAAAGAATGAGAAACTTGCAAAGCAAATAAAATATGTTGCCGACACACTTGGGTTTAGGACAAGTATCAATAAAAAGCTGGCAAGATGTAATGGTAAGGATTGCGGTTTTGTATATCGTGTTTTCATAAACGGAGATGTATGGAGAATCCCGTGCAAGATATCAAGGAAGAAAATCAATAAAGACGAAGTGCGTAAAAATAAGGATTGGCATCTATCTCAGCTTTCAATAGAGTCAGTTGGCATGGGCGATTGGTGTGGTATCTGTCTTGATGGAAATCAACGCTATTTGCACTCAGATGGCACTGTGACACATAATTCGGGGAAATCCTTCAATGCTTCCACCTTCATTGAACGTCTGACCTTTGAAATGACGGAAGCCGAAAAGATAGTGCATCAGGTTCTCTACACCCGTTACACGATGGTTTCCGCTGGTATGTCTATCATCCCGGAAATGATGGAGAAGATAGAACTAGACGGAACAACTAAGTATTTCAAGACTACCAAGACGGATATAGTCAATAAAATGACTAATAGCCGTATCATGTTTCGAGGCATCAAGACTTCTTCCGGTAATCAGACGGCAAAACTAAAATCTATTCAGGGGATTACTACTTTCGTCTGTGATGAAGCGGAAGAGTGGACGAATGAGGAAGAATTTGATAAGATAATGCTCTCCATCCGTAAAAAGGGGATTCAGAACCGGATTATCATCATAATGAACCCCTGCGACTCTAATCACTTCATTTATAAAAAGTACATCGAGAATACTCACAAGCTCGTAGAGATTGACGGTGTGCAAGTTCAGGTTTCTACCCATCCGAATGTACTTCATATTCACACTACCTACTTTGACAACTTAGAGAACCTTTCTCCTGAGTTCCTTCGGGAAGTGCAGGAAATGAAAGAGAAGAATCCTGAAAAGTATGCTCACGTGGTTATCGGTCGTTGGGCTGACGTGGCAGAGGGTGCTGTATTCAAGAAGTGGGGTATTATTGACGAATTCCCGCAGGAATGCAAAAAAGTCGGTTTAGGTCTTGACTTTGGTTTCACCAATGATCCAACGGCAGCAATCCGGTGTGGAGTTATTGATAATCGCCTATATCTTGATGAAGTAGACTATCGAACTGGACTGCTGTCATCCGACATTGTTAAATCTATACGTCCTTGGGGATTAAAAACTATAGCTGATAGTGCGGACCCAAGAACCATTCAAGAGATTCATAACGGAGGTGTGAGGATATATGCTGTAAGTAAATACCCCGGTTCTGTTGTAGCGGGTATAGATAAGATGAAGGAGTATGAAATATACATAACCAAACGTTCGTATAACTTACAAAGAGAGTATAGAAAATATGTATGGGCAAAGGATAAAGACGGAAACTATATCAACGAGCCGGAAGACCATGATAATCACGGAATAGATGCCGCTCGTTACTGGGTTTTGGGTGAGCTTCTTGGTAAGATAATAAAGTCACAAAAAGTTTCAAAAGAAGAATTAGGAATTTGGTAAATTTACAGATTATGAATTATATACAGGAATTATTAACACTATTCAGGAATAAGGCCCTTAACTCAATGGGTGTTGAGAGAGACATATTCCAACTTATAAAGGATGGTGATATTAGTACAGCCATCGCTCTGATGCAGAATAGGGAGGATGAAGTGGATATCGCTTTAAGTGAGTACAAGCCGGAACTTCACAAGGTTATGAAGCGTCCTAATAAGTTCAGAAAGAACAAAGACCCGTATATCAGCGAGAAGCTTCCCCGGAACAGGCAGCAATTCATCAATGAAGTAGAATTATTCTTTCTTCTTGGTAAACCGATTAAGTGGGAAAAGAAAAACGGCAATGATGATGTTTATCAGATGTTTCTTGACTTCATTGATAAAACGAGGTTTAATGTCACCATGCGCAAAGTAAAGAGGCTTGCCGGAGCGGAAACAGAGAGTGCAAAGCTTTATCATCTATACAGGAACGAAAGTAACCAGGCAGAAGTCAAGGTGGTTGTGCTGGCCCGCTCCACAGGGTATAAACTAAGACCTTTGTTTGACCAGTTTGGCACATTGGTTGCCTTTGCTTTCGGGTATTCCGTTAAATCATCAGGTAAGTCCGTGCAACATTGGGATATTCAAACTAAAGACTTTTATTTCAACTGTAAAAAGGGAACAGTGGGATGGGAAGTGGAGACTTACCAGAACCCTACTGGAAAGATAAACATTATATTCTATCAGCAGGAAAAGGCTTGGATGGGTGTGCAACATCGGGCAGAAAGAGAGGAAATGCTTGATTCCAAAACCGGAGATATCAATAACTATTTCTCTGATCCTATGGCAGCAGCTACAGCAGATGTTATCGAAAACTTAAAAGATCCAGATGCAATAGGTACATTGATTCAGTACTATGGGAAAGATTCTAAGTTTGAATACATAGACCCTCCTCTTTCTTCTGAAACACGTGAAGCCGAGAAGAAAGATTTGAAATCATCTATCCTCGAAGACTCCCTTACCCCTGATATGTCTTTTGAAGGAATGAAAGGTATGGGTACTCTTTCGGGAGAAGCCATAAAGAGGGCTTTGATTATCGGCTATATCAAGCGGTTGAAGAATCTTGAGATATATGACATCTTGGTTGACCGAGAAGTAAAGGTTATTATATCAGTATTGAAATTCCTTCATCCAGATAAAGCGAAGCTCCTTGACGAGTTGGTTGTCTCGTTTGAGTTTCAAGAACCATTTGAAGAAGACAGACAAACTCGGTGGTCATCTATTGGTAGTGCTTATTCCAATGGAATAATATCATTGAATACCGCTGTTAGGCTCTTGGGTATAACTGATAAGCCAGATGAAGAGGTAGAAAAGATTCTAAGAGAAGCGGCAGAAAAGAAAAAAATCAGTGAAAAAGAACATCAGCCGACATCTTAGTCATAAAAATTACGAGGGTTATAATTTTCTAATAGGATAAATAGAACATTTTAATCATGGGAAAGAAGAAAGGTTCAAAGAAAAAAGGTAAAGGCTGTTAGGCCTTCTTTTGGATAGCGGTGATTCGATAGAGTTGCCGTTATTTTTTGTTTATTGGCTAAAATTTATCTCGCAAAAGTTGCTCAACTGATAAACTTTTACTATCTTTGCTACATGAACAGAAAAATAATAGCATACGAAAACTACTATAAAGATTTTTTTGACACCTTGAACAAAGGTGCGCAAGAAAAGGTATTATACGGTTTACTCATGTTAAAGACTGTAGACAGGCTATCTGCTAAATATGTGAAGTCTATTAAAGACGGCCTGTTTGAGTTAAGAATTGAGTGGCAAAGTAATATTTATCGGATTTTCTTCTGTTTTGATGAAGGACAGATTGTGATTTTATTCAATGGCTTTCAGAAGAAAACACAGAAAACGCCCGATAAAGAAATAGATAAAGCATTAAAATTAAAGAAAGAATATTATGAGCGAAAAAGAACTAAAGATGTTTGATGTCGATGCGCAATTAGATGCCGCATTCGGCAAAGAAGGAACCCCGGAGCGTAAAGCTGCTGAGGATAGAGCTAATGCTTTCTTTACAGGTCAACTAATTGAGGAAGCCAGAAAGAAAGCTAATATGACACAGGCGGAACTTGCTGCAAAGATCGGAACTAATAAGTCTTATATTTCCCGTGTTGAAACAGGAAGAACGGAACCAAAAGTTTCTACTTTTTATCGTATCGCTTCCGCATTGGGATTGACAGTTGAGTTAACTCCAGCTATGTGATGGCTAAGATAGAAAATGAGGTAGAACATGATGCAATCTGTCAAAGAATAGAAGAACTTCTTCCTTTGACAGATGATGAAACTCCATTGACTGATCCGAGATTGATAGAGTTAAGGATTCTATCTGAGTTGGTTATTGAGTATGAAGAGGAACATTATTCGATTAAAAAAAACTGAAATCAACAAATAAGAAAAGTAACTGAAATTTATATTTACGATAAAATTACTATGGAAAAGAAATATCAAGTGTTTGTTAGCTCAACATACGAGGATTTACAGGAAGAACGTAAAAAGGTGATGGAGGCTCTTCTACAAATGAATTGTTTTCCTGTCGGAATGGAATATTTCAACGCTTCCGATTCTTCGCAATGGGAAGTTATAAAAAGCCTCATTCGGGAATGTGATTACTATGTTTTGATAGTGGCGGGACGTTATGGTTCAATTGAAGAAGAATCAGGGAAAAGTTATACGCAGAAAGAGTTTGAATATGCAATAGAACAAGGAATTCCTGTTGTTTCATTTGTACACAAAGATCCCAGAAGCCTTCCTCAGAGGTATGTTGAAATAGATGTGAAGGTAAATGGACTATTCGATGCTTTTAAAACAGATGTAAAGAAAAGACTTTGTAAATTTTGGGATAATGCTGATGGACTGGCAGCTCAAGTTGTTTTAAGTTTAACCTCTCTAATGAAAACTGCCCCTCGTACAGGGTGGGTAAAAGCAAATAAAGTTTCTTCTGCTGAAGCAAATAAAGAAATTCTTGATTTAAGAAAAGAGAACCAAAAATTGAAAGAAAAGTTGATTAAAACTGAATCAGACGAACTCAAATCAAAAAAAAAGTTACAACAGGGAGAAGATAAACTAAATATAACATATTGTATTTATATACCAAGTGGTGATAATTGGTTAGAAGATAAGATATTAGAAACTACTTGGAATTCTTTATTTAAATTCATTTTACCTAATTTGACTGCATCTATCAACAATGATAAACTAGAAGAGTTTATTGAAAGTTATATAGAAGAGGAGATAAATTATCAACCTGATAATCCAAATGATGAATTTGAGATCGAAATATACGAACAAGAGTTTCTCACAATAAAAATGCAAATGTTGGCATTAGGACTAATCATTCCTGTTGAAAAAAATGGGGAAGCGAAATGGAAAATTTCATCTTCTGGTTATAAAGAAATGATTGATTTATATTCTTTGAAGAAGTAATTTGATTATAAGGCGTGATTCCACAAAAGTTTCACGCCTTTTTCATGCTATTTTCCAACATTTCCCAAACTGTTGTTTTCTACCTCTCTAATTATTTCCCTTCCACCCACTCACTCACTACTTTTAGACCAATTCACAACAATGGTCCTGTTGTTGTGAATGGAATGTCTAAATATTAACTAATTATCTGTATTGGTGGTATTTTTACTTCCACAAATTAAACTTCTAACAAATTAATATTTATACAATATGAAAGAAAAGATTTTCAATGCTTTAAAACAAGAGTATAAAGCCCTTGGGTTAAGCGATGAAATTTTGCAGGGACACGCCAATGCACTTGCAGCAATAGGACTTGTAACTGACGAAAACCTTAGTGCTGTCGTTGCCGCTCAAAAGGATTTTTTGACAGGTCTTCAAAGCGGAATTGACAAACGAGTAACAACAGCACGTGAAAAGGCATTAGCTGACGCTAAAAAGACCGAGGACGAAGCGAAAGCAGAAGCCGAGAGAAAGAAAGCTGAGGAAGATGCCAAGAAAGCCGCTGAAAACAAGGACAAACCGGAATGGCAAAAGGAGATGGACAAACGCTTCGAAGAGTTCTCGAAGAAAGAGGTCGAGCGCGAGAAGGAATTCAAGGCTTTGCAAGAAAAATACGAAGCTCTTGAGAAGGAAAAAGCCGAGTCTGCCAGAGCCAATACGATTTTGTCTAAAGCCAAAGAGTTAGGTATCCCCGAATGGCGTATCAAAGAGGGGTTTGCTATTTCTGCAGAAGCGGATGAAGCAGCAATCAACTCACACCTTACTACAGTCGCAACAAACCTAAAGACGGCAAATTTACCAAGCAATAGACTGGGACACGTCCTTGATGACGGAAAACCGTCTGAGGAACAGATTTCAGACATTGCAAATTCTTTAATTCATTAAAAATTGAAAGATGACAAAAGTGAATCTAAACAATGAACCGAACGAGATTATCACAGGAAATGATAACATCGTTATTGCTAAATACCTTGACGGTATTGACGGTGGGCGTTCTTTGGATGTGACCGGTTATCCATTGAAGGTAATTAAGGCTGGTGTTCCTGCCATTACTGATGGTGCCGGGACATACAAACCTATGCCCCTTAATGCAGAAGGAACTGCATTTGCGGCACTTCCTGAAGGATATTCCTATGCAGGTATTATTAAAGGTACTATCCGTACTGCAAAACCTTTTGCTGCAATCATGACACGAGGTAGAGTTAATCCGGCAGCAGCTCCGTACCCTTACAATGCAATTTTGGATGCGTTGAAAGCAGCGTTGCCTTTGGTTGAATTTAGAAAAGACGAGGAAGCATAATGGAAAAATCATTTTATTTCGAGTACGCTCAAAAGTTCTTTCCTCAGTTGGTGTTATCCATTGTTGAGAAGATAAATGAAAGAAACAAGACTAAGCAGACTTATATGTATAAAAATCTGCTTAATCCAGATTTCTCTGCTGATGGGAAGTGGGCCAGCATATTAGCTGATTACAGCCGTGTGGCTGCCGATGTTGTATCTTTAGATTCAGAACTTCCGCTGAAAAAGCGTGATTCTCTTTCCACTGCCACAGGTGATATTCCCAAGTTGGGAATGAAACTTTACCTGACTGAAAAGCAGATGAAGGATATTGATAATATGATTGCACAGGGACTTTCAGTGAATCTTATTATCAATAAAATCTTTGCTGATACCCCACGATGTCTTGAAGGTGTTTGGGAGCGTATTGAAGATATGTTCTTGTCCGGCCTTTCTACTGGTGTTGCTCTATCAACGAGAAATAACGGAACCGGGATTAGGTTATCTTACGGATACAAAGATGAAAATCAGTTTGGTGTTGCTGCTTTGTGGAGTAGTGCAGATGCTAAAGTTGTGGATGATATCAAACGTGTAATGGATAAGGCAGACGAAGACAGCAATACCATTACTGACGTTTGGGCTGATGATACTTGGCTGAATGCTTTCTATACCAATCAGCAGGCTAGAGAACAATGGGCCTTTATCAATAAGTTTGTCGGCACCTCTGTTCCGGCGTTGGACTTGGATTCTGCCACTGAAACTTTAAAGAAGAAGTTTAGTATTACCCTCCATCGTATTAACCGCAAGATCAAGACTGAGATTAATGGCGTACGCCAGTCTCACAAACCCTGGAAGGATGGTACGGCCGTATTTACTTGTGATGAAAAGTTAGGCTCTTTGGTATGGACAACACTTGCAGAAAAGACAAGACCGGTTGCCGGGGTAGTCTATCAGGAAGCTGATGACTTCATTTTATTGTCTAAGTATGCGAAGAACGATCCTCTTCAGGAATTTACTTCTTCTCAGGCTATGGTAGTTCCTGTAATCGACAATGTTGATAGAATTTATTGTATGGACTCTAAAACTGTACAGGCATGAAAGTAATAGTGACTAGTGTTTTCCGCGATAAGTTCACTCATCGGTTATATAACTGTGGAGATTCCTTTGACATCAAGGATGAAGCCCGTGTACAGGACTTGGAGAGTCGCAAACTCGCTAAACGGGTCGAAGTTCCCGAAGAAAAGAAAGAGGTTAAAATCTCCCTCTTTGAAAAGGAATTTGAGAAAAAGGGTTTGGTTGATGCGTTGAAGGGTATCGGTGTTCAAGTGACTGGAAACATGGGGGAGAAAACTCTTCTTGATAAGGTTGCCGAACTTGATGAAGAAGCAAATTCCAAACTAAAAATTGCTCTTGGTATTGAGTAAAAGGTCAGGGTGTGGGAGACTACACCCTGACAAATGTATAATTTATAAATCAAGAAAAGATGAAAAAGTTTATTTGTTTTCTGTTTTGCTCGTTTATGATGCTGTTTACATCTCTAGGTGTGCAAGCGTCCAGTTTCAGTGAATCAATCCCTTCTAAGTCTGTAGATACGCTTATTAGCTTTGTTGATACGCCTACTGTTCAAGCTGGTGTCATTTCTATTGCTCCGATGAACGTTCTTGCGATAAATATCGCTCCACCTCTATGCGGTATTGAAATTATAACCATTGAGAACAAACCAATCGTAGTACCTAAATGTCCGTTCCGATACCTATACAGGTCAAAGTATTGCACGCATTATAGTAATACTTCCTATAGCCGACTGATTACACCATATTAACATGAAAGCAAGAGACTACATAAAACAAAAGTTCCAAACCTTCGGCATTAACTTGTCGGAGGCTGACCTTTTGGATATGTGTCTGAACTCGAAGATAAGCGGAGAGGATGAGATGAATGAGGATAACCGCATGCGGGTGTCGGTGGCTATCGCAAAGTTCATCCCCTCTCTCCTACTCCGTGCCACTTCAATCAGCGAAAGTGGTTTCTCAATGTCTTGGAATATCCAGGGAATTAAGGATTACTATACAGTATTATGCCGTGAGTATGATTTACCCAATGCGTTAGGGAATAGGATTAAAGTACTTGATATAGCAGAATATTTATGATACAGTTCAGACCTCATATATTGCAATACCAAGTAAACACTGGAGGTTACGAAGATAATAACGGTGATTATCATCCCGGTACATCTTCATTTGAAGGTAGCATTCCCTGCCGATATGAACCGAACGGGAAAGCCAATACAATAGCCTTCGAAGATGGGAAGACTTATGTGTATCAGTATGTAGTCTATTTGAATCAGGACTGTAGAGAGTTCAAATGTGGCGATATTATCCGACTTCTGAATAATGGGGCTATTGTAGCTGAAAAGCAGGTTCAAGGATTCCACAGAGGGCAACTAAATGCAAAGTTATGGCTATAAGAATGAATACATCAATGAGTGAAATTGACGCTTTAATTAAAGCAGAAACTGAACGGGTAGATAAAATAGCTATTCAGGCTCTCTCAAATTTGGGTGATATGTGTGTCGCTGAAACTAGAGATAGAGCACAAGAAGAAAGCTGGTTCAATCAAACTGGTAATCTAAGAAGTTCTGTAGGTTATGTGGTTGTCGCTCATGGTCGTATTGTTAAAAGCTCTGATTTTGCAACTGTACTTCATGGCTCGGAAGGTTCAAGGGCGGGAAAGGCTTTGGCTGAAGAACGTGCGAAGAAGTATTCAAACGGTTATGCTCTTATCGTTGTTGCTGGAATGAACTATGCCGGACTTGTAGAAGCCAGAGACAATAAATCTGTTCTTGCATCTGCTGAACTATTAGCACATGCAGAATTTTACAATGTGATGGAGAAACTTAGAAATCAAGTTGCGAAATGAAATCGGATATAGAAATAAAGGACGCGATTTATGCGGTTATAAAAGGCTCTTCTTTAGAAAAAGCTGTTACCGGGAAGTTGAAGAAAACAAAACGCCCTACCAGCTCTGATAAAGAGGATATTGTCATTTCCATTCTCGACAACGGTAGTGGTCAGATGCAAAAGGCTTTTGTTAACGTGAATATATATGTTCCTGATTATATCCGGGACGGTCAAGCAGAAGAGAATACCATCCGATTGCGCGAGCTTTGCAAGATGTCTTATGAACTTCTGTTTAATTGCCGAGGTGCTGGCTTTCGGGTTGATTCCAAAGGCTCCAAACAGCGTGTATTAGAAGTGAGCGGTAAAGACGAGCACTTCATCAATAATAAATTATTAATTCAAATATCTAACGAATAAAAGATTATGGCACAATTATCATGGGGTAAACCCTCAATTGAATTCGGTAAGTGCGGTGCTGATGGCGCTACACCTACGACATGGACTAAGTTACCGTATGATCCGGTAGAAAACTCTACAAAGTTGACACCTACCAAAGGTGAGAAGAAAGAAGCTAAAGTCGAAGGCGGTGAAAATGAAGCTGTTAAGTATGCAAAGAGCACTTATACGTTTGAGTTCGAAATTCGTGCTGCTAAAGGACGTACTAAGCCTATTGAAGACGAAGATGGGGTAGTCGCAGATGAGTATGCCTTCCGTTTGACACCAGAGAATCCTGAATGTGAGGGATTCTTGATTGAACGCTCTGCTGTGTCAGTAGAAGATACATTTGACACGGCTGAAGGTAAGAAGTGGAAGTATACGGCTGATGTCTTGAAACCAGCTACGGGTAATCAAGTAAAACCATATACAGCACCTACTGCTCCAGAGGGTTGAGAATATTGTTTTTAAAAGAGTGCTTTCAACAGCACTCTTTAATTATTCAGCATTATGAAAGATAAAGAATTGCTTGAAATGAACATTGCTGATACCATCATTGAGAGACCTATTGGTTTCAATATTGGTAGTCAGCAATTTTATTTATATCCTCCTACGTTGGGGATGACTTATCACCTTGCAGGATTGTTCAAGAGTTTGGGAGCTGATGCTAGATTGGTATCTACTAATCCATATTTGGAAGCCATTCGATTATGTACTGAAAAGAAAGAGGTCGTTTGCCGAATACTATCTAACTTTACGTTCAACCGGAAGGAGGATGTCTTTGATAGTGTTAAGATAGAGGCGCGGACAAAAGAGTTTTCAGAATTGGAAGTGGAGGAGCTTGCTACCATGTTTACAATCGTTCTATCCGGAGATAATACAGAAGAGTTTATCAAGTTCTTCGGGATAGATAAAGAACGCTTAGAGCGTAACAGAATAGCCGCAGTTAAGAAAGATAATAATAGTATTACTTTCGGGGGCAATAGTAGCTATGGAACATTGATAGACTTTGCCTGTCAGCGTTACGGATGGACGATGGATTATGTCATATGGGGAATCAGTTACGCTAATTTAAAGATGCTCATGGCTGATGCCATCACTACTGTCTATTTGAGTGAGGATGAACGAAAACTACTTGGAAAAAGTGCAGGAGAAGTGATAAATGCAGATGACCCGAGAAATAGGGAACTAGTTAGGGAGATGATTAGAGAGTAAATAAGAAGCCGGAGAAATCCGGCTTCTTATTTTTTGTCTACGAGTTGTATTTTATATTGAGTTTTTCTTTTGTCAGTGCTTCTATTTCATTGATGGCATTGTGGGCATCTTTTTCTATCTCATTTCGCTTCGGAACGAATTGATTTATTATGTTATTGTAATCATTGTATATATGTATGCTATCAACATTCTCATTTCTAAATTTCAAAATATTATCAGCACATAATGCGCATGAATCTAGCATAGTTATAGTTAGCTTATATAGAGGGAGGATTTTATTAAATGTTTGGTGCATCTTTGCAACCCATTCTTCGTCATCTTTTTCAGAGTAAATGGATATTTTTCCTAATAGGTGTGATGATTCCCCAAATCTAAATTGTAAATCGCTAAGCTTATTCCTTATTTTTTCAGAACTAGGGGAGATCGTGTTTGTGACAGAAATATCTTTAATATTGTATTCAACCAACAATCGAACGCTAAGATTAAAATCAATTACTGCTTCCTTGAATTGGATAAATTTGTCTTGCTTTTTGTATGAAATATCTCTAATCTCTGATTTGATGTTTTCAATAAGTTCAGTAACTTTTTTGAGATCTTCTTGTGTAGCCAATTGCTTTCCTTTTTCTTGCTCATATGCAATTCCACGCGAATCTTCTTTATCTGCAACATGTTCTCCTTTCTTTTTTACATATGATTGTCCAAATAATAAGATTAAGCCTAAAACTAACTCTCCTATTATCAGGATTATACCTATTATCAAAATTCCAATATTCATCATTCATTCCTCCATCTTAATTTTAGTACTCTATTTAATTAATTCAGCTTCTAATAGATAGCTATTAGGCTTTAGCTTCATTTGATAATACTTTATATTTCGACCTTTCAAAGAGTTTTTTACCAGTTCTTTGTCGGATTCAGCCATTCGAAGACCAAAATATATCCCAGTGACGGATTCGGGTGATATTCCCAATAAGCCAGAGGAATATAAAGTTATTCTAATTTCTTCTTCGCATTCCCATGCCGTTGATTTAGTAGCGATTAAGCATTTTATAAATTGTGTATCATCTACTAAATTGTAAGTTATGCTATTCATTGAAAATTCTGGAGTATCATTTTTATATTGAACATTGAAAATACCGTGCAATTGTCTATTTGATAAAGATTTTTGTAGCTGTTCAAAATCATATTCAATACAAAAACCTTTGTGTCCATTAGCGTAATATGCCCATAGTAATTCATTAAAGACTGTTTTGCTTAAAGAGAATATTCCCAATTTAGTTCTAGCTTGTGCTATTATCTTTGCATAATTATCTTTTGCTATATTTATAGGAAGTCCACTTTTCTCTATGAGGTTAAAAACTTCATATATCTTACTATCATTGACCATAGTTTCAGCTGGATCGTTAAGATTCTGTACGGTTGGCGCATATATTTGATTATTGACAAGAGTCAACAAATCTCTATATATATCAGCTCTATATTTATATAATTTCATAGTATTAGTGTTTTATTGAACGCTCGCACTGGTCGGCAAACTGGGTGCGGGCGTTTGGTGAGTTTGTTACTTTTTCAGTGTGCGATATATTCGTATATTAATGTCCAAAATGAAAGGTAATATATATCTGTATTTTTTCTTAGGTTGTTCTTCTGGAACAAAAGCTATTCTTTTGTACTCTTTGCTGAAATCTGTTGTTTGCTCAATATAGTTCTCTTCGCATTTTTTGTTATAAAGTTCTCTATCTTCTGAAGTAGCTAATAATTCAATGCGGATATTTTTTAATAGAGAGTAGTTTTCGACAAGACGTTTGAATTTCGTTATTCCATTACCCGATAAGCAATTATAGAATATCCATATTAACTCATACCTTGATAATTGCGCTCTTACTATACTAGTATATTTGTAACGTATTTCAGTGTTGTTAGGCAATAAATCTGTTTCATCGACAAATTTAATTATTCGGTATAAGTGTCTAAAATAGTGGTCAAAATATGGAACGATATATGAATTCTCGTAAATCTCTTTTCCTTTTGCATAGATTAATCCTTTCATACCTTTATAGGAATGCCAGGTATCGTCAAAATACAAGCGCTGTTTAGCTTCTTCAAAAGCATACCTAAAGAGCTCTCGTCCAATTATTGATCGTTGTTCTTTTGATTCTTGTGTAGTTGGTCCTGAAATGTCACCGTCTATTCTCGTTATTGCATCTTTTTCGTAAGAGAAATATAAGTCTTTAACTATTTCTTGTTGTAAGCTTAACATCTGAAAAAAGGTGTTTTCAAAACGAGTAATTTTAGAATCTTGCCTTTGGATTATTAAGGCCCAAAGAACACCAAAGAAAGCTAGCGCTGAGAATAGTGCATTTATCGCCCCTGCACTATCTCCAAATTGTCCAGTTCTTGTGAGGGTGTCGTTGTTGCAATCTGTTGGAACTTCTCCATATATCCATGTTGCAACATCTTTTGAGAAGTACATTGCTAAACAATATAAAACTAATATGCCTAACAATATTAAAGGTATTCTAAATCGTTTCATAGTATTTTTACTTTTATTGTATTATTCCTTCATCTTAAACTTCTTCCCACAGTTGGGGCAGGTGACAGTGTTTTGCATTATATTAAAAATCTTCTTTTATTCGTTCCATTGAAATAATACGGGTAGTAAGTAATTCAACATCATTCCGAGAGTATTCACCTTTGATCATTTCGATTTCTCTTTTAATTTCTAATATTTCCTTTTCTTTTGATACTATTATATAGTTTATGTATTTAGGTTCAAAACTCAATCCTAAATCATCTGTGATATAGCTATTAAATCCACCTTTAATAAATGAATCATTACCAAAACGAAACATAGAATTGGGTTCGGAAAATTTAGCTCTTGATGGAATGTACCTCCACTCTCTTTCATCATAAAAACGTTTAGTCTTTACCTGTTTTTGCTTGTGGTTATATTGTTCTCCTTCATAAGGTTTGATATAAGCACATTGATAAAAAAGATTGGTAATATATGGCTGTATGTTACTATTTATACAGTTTTCTTTATCTCTTAAATCAAGCAAAAATTTGAGGTTTTCTTTTAAAGTATTAATCAGTTCAATATTATCATTAATATATAGTATTGGATTAACATTATTCTGAATAGCCCATTTTTTTGTTATCCCTATGGCGTATTCCCCATACCATGATGTGTGTTCTTTTATTTGGGATAAAGGAATATCACAAAAACATACCATAGGAATATTCCAATTGGGGTATTCATCTGTAAAGTAAGCCCTTTCATTACAATAATTTGGTCGGAAATTACTTTTTAATATGCTCGTAAGATTCTCTTTACTTTTTGTGAAATGAAACAAAGTATTTGCGCTGAGTACACTCATAATCGTGCTTTTATGTGTTAATACTTCTACAAATCAACATACAAAACCACACAAAAGCAAATTTATCCCTACTTTTCTTTGATTTCAGCCACAATTTTCTCCAATTCGACCATCGTGGTGACTTTGTAGAACTATGGTAGGTAAAGTAAAAGCCGGAGAAATCCGGCTTTAATTACTTTTATTATGTTATGAGAATTTGAACTAATTAGTGCAGTCTTCAATTGCTTTAACTTCTCCAATAAAAATACCTTCTATCACTGCTTCTTTATCATCTTTAGACCATCCAGTTAATTATAGAAAAGATTAGGGCACTTGATAATTTTAAAGATAATAAGGCTGAATTAATTTCCATAGGAAAGGATATGTCATGCTTACTTGAAGGAAACTTCAAAGATATGGATATTTTACATAAGCTTTTTAACAGTAGGAATTAAACAACATGCGCACGTCAATCTAACGACGTGCGCATGTTCTATTTGGGTGTATTTTGAGAAAATGTTGCTTGAATCAAAGAAAAAAATAGTAAAAACTTGATTTTCTTCATAATTGTGTGTTTATTTGTGATTGTATAAACATTTCAAGAAACGCGATTAAATAATGATATAAATCAAGTACTATGATTTTCAATATTTACACATACCAATTTAAACCAATATATCAAGAACGTACCTTATTTTGCGATCCTGACTTGGAGGCTAAAAAAGCAATGGAGAAAAAGAATATTATATTTGCTGAAGCTTTGAAAGATGTTATCTTTGCATACAGAAATAAAAAGCATAACGTTCACTTCATAGTTAAGACAAATGATTTTTTTATTTTTCAGATATCTAATCCAAGAAAAATTATCATAGAAAAGTCTTTTCAAGTGAGTGAAGAATTGAATGAGCCAAGTGCTTATGTAATTATACATAATGATAGAGAAGTACAACGAATGGCTATTCAGCAAGATTTATTAGCTTTTTCAGACACTAATGTTGTTGCTAGTATTATTGCAAATTCTGTGCGACAAGTATTACAGGATGCTTTTCTGCAAATCTCTATTAGAAGGGAGTATAGTAGAAGTGAGTTTTGGGATATTGTAAATGCGAATTCAGATCAAATCACAAGTATTAAGTTTAAATTTGATTATCCTAATTTACCTAGAGTAAGGTCGTTGATTCCTGAAATGCTGAAAAATGCAAGTGCACGAACAAGGAGTTCTACAACTACGCTTGAATTTGAAGCTGAAAAAGATAAAACTCTATATATCGATGAAAACGATAAGGATATTCAAGAGTTGAATAATGGTGCAGCTGATTGTGGATCAGAAGTTGCTATTGGACTCAAAGGATTTAGGAGGAAAATAAGAACAGGTCATACTACTAAGGAAATAGAATTGGATGAACTACAAATAATAGGAAATCCAAATGATATAAAAGACATTTTAAAGAGTATAGTTTGATGAATAGAGCTATAAAAATAATAGCATACTTAGCAATCGCATCATTATTGAGTTATTTGGCAAATAATGGTGATAGAGAGTTTATAAAAGGATTCTCTTCAAATATTATATCATTACTTACCACAATTCTAGCAATTAACATACCTACAAGTACCCTTATTATTTCAGAAATAAACAGGATAAAAGAAAAGATGGATATTCATTCTACGGCAACTTTTAATGAATTGAAGCATGGATTAATTATGCAAATAGTTGTTTTGGTATGCTTGTTCGTAATTCAAACTTTATGCGCCTTTCTTAAGAATAAAAATATCATTGAAGAATCAGTGATAAATATTGTTTCTGACTCTTTTGTAATCGCTGCATTTATATATTATCTTGAAGTAATATATGATTTAGGAATTGCACTATTTGATTTAATAACTTTCAAAGTTAAAGATAAGTAGTTAATTTGTATCAGCACAGATGCTTTTAAGTGTAAGGGGTGAGTGAATCACCCTTTATTGGTTATTATAATTGTAATGTCTCTACCGTTATTGTCTATACACTTGCGTGAAATAAGCACAACACGAATAGATGGAGTTTCCCATTTATAGAAGTCACTTAAACAATCGTCTTTACATGTTGCAGATGTATTAGCATCTGATTTAGAAGAAACATCGTTTCCTACATTCTCGGATAAAGAATTTGTGTATTTATCTATTTTATCCTTTAGTTTTGCTAAATCTGCGTCTTGTTTATTTTCTTTTTCAAGATAGTTTAAGACATAAATATAAGCCCCATCCTCTTCTTTGGATGGCACATTTGAACCGTATATATCTTTTATAGCAGAGTCAATATTATGATTTGTAGAGCAACCCCATAGCAGAGCAATACATAGTAATAGAAATGTTATTTTATTCATGTTCTTACTTTTTTTCTTGCAAAACTACCAAGAAATCTAATTACTCCCAATTATTTCACAACAATCTTTGTCTTGTTGCATATCAAACTATTTGAAAAGTTCTTTTTACATCACATTTGTCTACTTTTATCTCGAATCTTTCGTTGAAGTCTTTGTGTTGAAACAAGTTTGAAAGGTTGTTGATTTTTGATTAATAAAATAGAGTATATGGGAAACTTACATTTCGATGCGACATACAACAATGAAGAAGTAATGCGAAAAATTCGTGAGTCTCAAAAGGCTTTTGTAGAACTTGGAAATTCGGCTGAAATTCAAGGGCGGAGGATTGATGCAGCATTTGAAAAGATTTCGTTGAAAAGTCTTGAACGTGTGCAACAAATAATGAAGAACTTCCCTAATGAAGTGCAGGGTATTTCATCATTTCAAAGGCAAATTGATGGACTTGAAAAGCATATTGAGCGATTAAACCAGAGAATTGCGAGTGTTGGCAATGGCAAGTTAGGCTCTACTTTTAGCGATGTTTCAGACAATGTCAATATTGGTAATGTCTTGAAAGAACAGGTTTATGAGGGGGCACAGGCTGTCAATACCTTAACTGAAAAAATCATCAAACAGAAGGTTTTGATAAAGGATATTGAACATGATGTTCGGACACTTGGCGAAGCATATAAAAAAGCAGGAGAAGGCACAACTAAGAAAAATGCTTTGTTTGCTGATTTTAAAGGTGCAAAAAGTGCATTACAGGAGGAAAAGAGCGCATTGTTCGAACTTCAAACTCAACAAGCGCAAGCCCGTTTGTCAGTGCGTAAATTAAAAGACGAACAAAAGCTATATCAGAAAGAAACAGAAACAGTGGTAAACGCAAATGAAAAGATGTCTCTGTCTTTCGGGAAATTGTTAGGTGTTATTGGAGGCGTTGCAGCTCTGAAGAAATTAGGCTCTGAAATAATCCGAGTGCGTGGTGAGTTTCAGTCTATGCAGACAGCAATTGAAACAATGGTTGGAAAAGATGTTGCTAGTCAAATCATCCCCCAAATTAAAGAATTAGCAAAAATATCGCCTCTTACTTTGACTGATATGGTAGGTGCTGAAAAAATGATGCTGGGTTTCAATATTCAAGCAGAGGACACTATCAAGTACTTGAAAGCCATTAGTGATATTTCCATGGGGGAATCCAGTAAGTTCAATTCTCTTACCTTAGCTTTCTCCCAAATGTCCGCTGCTGGCAAGCTGATGGGACAAGACCTTAACCAAATGATCAATGCCGGATTTAATCCACTGCAAACCATTTCCGAAAAGACAGGAAAGTCTATTGCTACATTGAAAGATGAAATGTCCAAGGGGGCTATCTCCGCTGAAATGATACAGCAGGCGTTTATTGATGCTACTTCTGCCGGTGGCAAGTTCTTTGGAATGTCCGAGAATGCCTCTAAGACTATCAACGGTCAGCTTTCAATGATGCAAGATGCTATGGATAATGCTTTCAATGAGATAGGGCAAAAGTCGGAAGGTATAATTATGCCTAGTATTCAATTGACTACTTCCCTGATAGAAAACTATGAAACTATAGGCAAAGTGCTTGTAGGAATGATTGCCACCTATGGAGTTTATAAAACCGCTCTTATCACGAACATTGCATTAACTCATAGCTGGACAGTAGCTGCACGAGCTGATGCAGTCGCCAAAGGAATACAGACTATTGCAACTAAAGCGCAGACCGTAGCTCAACTAGCCTTGAATGCTGCAATGAAAGCAAATCCTTATGTTTTGGCTGCAACCTTAATTGTTGGCGCAGCAACCGCAATGTGGGCTTTACATGATTCTACTACTGCAGCGGAAAGGGCTCAAAAGAAATACAACAAGACAAAAGCAGATTCTTTACAGAAAGAAGAAGAACATAAATCCAGGTTAGAGAACTTAATAGCAACCATTCAAAACGAATATACCTCTTCCATGAACAGAGTGAAGGCTATAGAGGCCATAAAAAAAGAGTATCCTTCTCTGTTTCAAAAATACATAGACGAAAAAGGGCATATTAAAGACCTTATCGGATTATGGAAAGAGTATAATGAGGAAGTTACCAAAAATAAGGTAGAGACAAATAAAAAGAATCTTAGTGACTCTACAGCGAGGATTGAAGAATATGAGAAGATGTTATCACTATGGAAGAAGTTAGGTGAAAATCCTTATTATCGCAAGAAAAGACTATCTAAGGAAGAGCTCGAATTGGCTGAAAAATACAAAGGAGAAACAGAATCTTCTTTAAGAAGAAAATTGGAACTCGCAAAACCGTCAAGAGACTTGTATCAGGAAGATGTTCGTTCTGATGAGCTAGCACAATGGCAACTTGATTTAAAGAAATCCACAGATATTCAAATTAAAACAGAACTTGAGGAGATGAAACGACTCCAACAAGCTCGAAAAAACAATAAACGGTATTCTTTAAATGTAGGAATTGGCTCAATGAAAGGCTCAACTACGGAGAGTGAATTAGCTAATAGGATAGCTATCCTTCAATCCGAATACGACTCACGGAGTAAGACCACCTACAAAGTAGATTATGAAAAAGCCAAGAAAGAATGGGATGAAGCCAAAAAAGCTTTATCTGAGATAGAAAAAGATAAGTCCAAGTTCACTTCAAAACAATATGAAGAAGCAAAAAAACGGGAAGAAACGGCTGAAAAGGCATATAAAAAACTTGGTGGTCTGACCGGAAGTAAACTTACAAAAGAAGAAACCCAAGCTGAAAAACTCCGTAAAGAAACAGAGAAATACAAGCTTCTTCTCGATAAGCAAGGGTTAGAGCGTCAACGCCAACAAGAGGACATGGAAACTCAACTTTCCCAATCCAAGATTGACGCCATGTCTGACGGCTTCCTCAAAGAATATTCTCAAAGAGAACTCAACAACAAGAAAGAAATCCAAGCCCTCCAACGCCAAAAGGAAGATTATATCCGTGCCTATATCCAAGCGGAGAAAGAAAAGTTCGATGCTGAAGAGGAATTGAAAGCAAAACGAATCAAGGGATATAAAAAACAAACCTTCAACGATTCTACCGTTAAGGTTAATACTTCTAAGTATGATGAAGTGATTGAGAACACCAAAACTAAACAAGGTATCGATGAATGGCAGAAACGAGAGGACGCCATGAATGAATATTTATTGAAATATGGTACGTTCTCCCAAAAGAAAGAAGCCATAGACAAGAAGTACCGTGCTGCTATGGATAAAGAAACAACATTCGGTGGAAAGGGGGTAATTCAAAAAGAATGGGATGAAGCATTAGCAAACCTTGATCTAAGTAAGCTCAAAGAGGATATAAATTGGGGGATGATCTTTGGTGATATGAGTAAAGTTACCAAGAAACAATTACAGCAGGTAAAGAAACAGTTGCAAGAATTTAAAAGGTCTCCTGAGTTCAAAACCTCCACCCCGGAACAGATCAAAGTGATAGAAGAAGCTTTGAATAACATAAATACAGCATTGGTTGATAAAGGTGGTTTCTTTGGAGGATTGACGGACTCTCTTACTGAATATGAAGGCACTGTATATAAAGTAAAAGAGGCACAGGAGGAGTTGGAAAAGGCATTGAAATCAGGCGATGAAGTTGCTATAGAGAAAGCGAAGAAGAAAAAGAACGCAGCAGAACAAAATCAAGCTAATGCACAGGCAAATGTAGAAAAGTCTAAAGACAAGGCAATCAGTAATATTACTGCTGTCTCCAATGCCATCGTGCAACTCGGTAAAGAGAATGTTAGTTTGTCTGATATTGGAAATACAGTTGGAACCCTTGTTGATGCCCTAAGCTCTTCAGGAACCAAAATAGGTGGAATCATTTCAGCTATCTTATCTATAATAGATGCCGCAGGTGAAGTGGGTACTTTTCAATATGGTATGGATATTATCGAAAACATATCAAGTACTGTAACCGACGCTTTCGCGAGGGACACAGAATCCATAACTGGACTAGATATGAGTTTCATGAAAAGTGCTGATTATGACGACTACAACGAACTTGTTGAGCAGTATGACACTTTGATAGATGTCTGGGATCAGCTACTAGATAAGAAAAAGGCATATATAAAAGAATCTTACGGAATAGAAGCGACAAAAGCCGGACAAGAGGCATTGGACTTATTAAATTCCGAGAGGAAAATAACAAGGGAACTAGCTAGTTCGCGCTTGGATGCTGGTGCAAGTTCTGGTAGTCATTCTATGAATTATCGAATGTGGAAAGGTTCTTATGATTACAACGGCACTAACTGGAAAGATGTGGCAGGCGATATATCTAAATCCCTTGGCGGTGTTGACTTCAGTAGTATGTGGAGTATGCTTGATATGTCATCAGAACAGTTGGAATGGATTAAGATTAATTACTCTGGGTTGTGGGCAAGTATGGATGGTGATTTCAGGGGTTATCTTGACGACATTATTCAATATGGAGATACGGAAAAGGAAATTCTTAAGTCTATTAATGAACAGCTTACCCAAACATCCTTTGATAGCTTATTTGATAGCTTCTTGAATACCCTTATGGATATGGATGCTTCTTCAAAGGACTTTGCCGATAGCTTTGAAGAATACATGAGAAAGGCTATTTTTACTTCAATGTTTGCTAAAAACTACGAGGATGAATTAACCAAATGGTATGAGGCTTTCGCTGAAGCTAATAAAAAGGAGGAGGGGATTACAGAAGATGATGTTAAGAATCTAAGAAATAGATGGGATAACATTGTAAACGGTGCATTATCAGACCGCGAAGCTTGGGAGAAAATAGTAGGTAGCTCTGGTTCTGAATCATCACGTGAAGCTTCAAAGAAGGGTCTTGCAACGGCTTCACAAGATTCTGTTGATGAACTTAACGGACGCTTTACAGTCATTCAGGGACATACCTACGAAATCAACAGTAGTGTGAAAGTCATCCAGTCGGATACAGCGAAGATTGCCGAAAAATTATCATTCCTTACCAGCATGGACAAGAACATGAGCGACATGGTTAGAGGACATGATATAATCGTAGCCCATCTTTCTAACATTGAAGGGTATACAGCAAATCTTGTTGATATTAGACAATTCATGTATTTTATGAAATTAGGGATTGATTCACTTAACACTAAAGGGATAACACTTAAGCGATGAAAGGGCAATTACTAATAGACAGAACAGATGCTTATACCAGCTTGGGTATATGTGTTACAAGGGGAAGTTACAATAATCTTGTAGCATTTCCTGCCATGAAGGAACCAGATAAGAATGATTGGCCGGAGGAGGATGGACAAGAATTCGATCTTTCTTGTCCTGTATTGGATACGGCCGAAGTAAGCATTGAATTTGCGTATATAGGCAGTTTGGGTATTGGTGGACTGATTGATATACTTTCTGACTTGAGCTATCATGAATTTTACTTTCCCTTAATCGACAGGAGTTATAAGTTACGTCTGTCTTCCCAAAGCAGCTATGTTATTAATCCGGGCCTTGAAGTTGCTAAATTTATTTTTAGTAACGACTTCCCCCGAGAAGTCGATTACGAATACCAGGAGCCCGTAAATGAGCTTCCAATGCCTAAAGGTTACGAGATTGATAACAAAGACTTATCCGATTATGGCGTAGTCGTATTGCAAGGTAGCAATGCTGAAATACTAAAGGCTCCGACGGTAAAAAAGAACCTATTACAGAATTTCAAGCGTCAAGACGGAGCAATCTACGATGGTGAAGTTGTGAAATTTCAGACGAAAGAAGTATCTCTCAAATGCCTAATGCGTACCAGAACAATTGAAGCATTCTGGCGTAATCGCGATGCCCTACTCTATGATTTAACACGGCTATCCGCTAAGACAGATGATGAAGGATATGAGTATTCCGATGCGGAACGTATATTTTATTGTGATGAATGGAGTGAAAGCTATCCCTGCTATTATAAGAGTTGTCAGACGAATGATTTCATGCTAAATAACGGTGTATGGTGGGAGTTCACTTTGAAACTCGTATTTACCAGCTTCCGGATCGGAGAAACAGAGTTCTTACTTGCATCCGAAGCGGGCGAATTTATCATAACAGAGGACGGAGAGTTTTATATAGATTTAAATTGATTTGCTATGCCATTAAAGAAGAAAAAAATATCAGAACTGAACGAAGCCAGCGACATGAAAGGCTTCTTCACTATCGGCTACCGAGTAATCAACGGAGTTAAGACTAGCCTTAAATTTGGTTTAGAGAAGATTCAGACTGCCTTGGATAATATGCTCAAGGCTACGAGTGATGCAAAAACAGCTACTACCGATATGCGGCAATTAGAAGCAACTGTTGAAAGCAATGAATCAGCCCGTGAAACAGCCGAATCCCGTCGTAATGCTTCCGAACAATCCAGGCAGACAGCCGAAACGAATCGTTCCCGTGAAGAGCAAGCCCGGGAAGCTGCTGAATCAGTGCGTATCACTAATGAGAATGCACGTAAGACCGCTGAAACAGGACGATCTACTGCGGAAACTGCACGGGATAATGCAGAAAAGAAACGTGCTACCGCTGAAGGTACACGAGAAGCTAACGAGCAGGTTAGAAAAGATTCCGAAACAGGAAGAGGAACAGCAGAAGCCGAGAGAGTAGCTTCCGAATCAGCACGTAAATCTGCCGAAACTTCCCGTGTGTCCGAAGAAGATAAAAGAAAGACTTCCGAAACAGAACGCGTTACGGCTGAAACCGGACGTTCCTCTGCCGAGAATATAAGAAAGCAAAATGAAGATGCGCGTAAGTCGGAAGAAGCGGCCCGCGTAACTGCTGAAGGTAAACGGGTAATTGCTGAATCCGGACGTGTTGATACAGAAAATAAACGTGTCTCGGATGAACAAACACGTAAAAGCAATGAAGATGCACGTAAGACCGCTGAAACAGGTCGTTCTTCTGCTGAATCGGAACGTGTGAAGGAAGAAGATAAACGGAAAACCGCTGAAACAGGTCGTTCTACCGCTGAATCTACCCGTGTTTCTGCCGAGGATAAGAGAAAGGCGGATGAAGCGACAAGAGAAACAAATGAAACCTCGCGTGTGGCTGCCGAATCTAACCGTGTTACCGTCGAATCCGAACGTGTATCTGCCGAAGCAGCCCGCAAGTCAGCGGAGACAGGCCGGGTATCAGAAGAAAACAAGAGAAAGGCTGCTGAAACTTCCCGCGCTACGGCTGAAACTTCCCGTTCGTCAGAAGAAGACAAGAGAAAGCAGAATGAAGATGAGCGTAAAACTGCGGAAGGTACTCGCGGATCAAATGAGGCTAAGCGTGTAAATGCCGAAACGGAGCGTGTCGAAGCAGAGTCTCAACGCAAGTCAGAGTATGCCGGTATTGTGCAGGAAATGACGCAAGCAACAGAAGAAGCCACCGGACAGATTGCTCTTGTCAAGCAATTAACAGATGATGCGAATGCAGCTAAAAATGCATCTGTTGAGCAGACGGCTCTTGCAAAGAAAGCTACAGATGCGGCTAATACTGCGGCTGGTAGTGTTAATGCAGCTAAAGATGCTGCAACTACTGCGGCTGCAGGGGCCAATGCTGCCAAAGCTGAATCAGAAGCTCAAACCGCCTTAGCGAAGAAAGCGACAGATGAAGCAAATGCGGCTAAAAATGCATCTGTAACACAGACAGGATTAGCAAAAAAAGCGACTGACGATGCGAACGCTGCTGCATTGGCGGCTAACAATGCGGTTTCAGGAGTTGACGCAAAAGTGAAAGCTGCAGTCGATGCGCTTGTTGCCGGTGCTCCGGATGCTCTCGATACACTTATTGAGTTAGCGAACGCACTTAACAATGATCCTAACTTTGCTACGACGATGGCAACAGAGCTGGGAAAGAAACTTAATATTTCTGATATTGTTAATAATCTGACAAGTGGAGGGACTAATAAAGTCCTTTCTGCCGAACAGGGAAAGGCATTGAAAGCAGCTTTGGACTCCCATAACCATGATAGTAGATATGAACTGATAATCACTAAACTGACCGCCTTTAACAAGAATTTCGGTACGACTTCCGGGACTGTATGTGAGGGTAACGACGCCCGGTTAAGCAATGCAAGAACTCCGTTAGCTCACACGCATAAGAAAGCGGATATTAGCGACTTCCCAACCTCGATGCCGGCAAGCGATGTACCTGCATGGGCGAAAGCAGCTTCTAAGCCAGCCTATACAGCAAGCGAAGTAGGTGCATCTCCATCTAATCACAATCATGCAGGTACATACGAACCTGCATTCACTAAAAACTCTGCCTTTAATAAGAATTTTGGTAGTGCAGAAGGAACCGTATGCGAGGGAAATGATGCCCGGTTAAGTGACACACGTGTACCGAAAGCGCATACTCACAAGAAGTCTGAAATAAGTGATTTTCCAACTTCGATGCCAGCAAGCGATGTACCTGCATGGGCGAAAGCAGCTTCTAAGCCAGCCTATACAGCAAGCGAAGTAGGTGCATCTCCATCTAATCACAATCATACAGGGGTCTATCAGCCAGCAGGAAGTTATGCAGCGAGTTCGCATAAACACGGAGCAACGGATATAACTCCTGATGGTACTCACCGCTTTGTTACTGACACGGAAAAAGAGACCTGGAACAGTAAAGCTGCGGGAAACCATAATCACGATTCAGTATATCAACCTAAAGGTAGCTATGCACCGTCTTCTCATAAACATGCAGCAACTGACATTACGGACGATTCTACACATCGTTTTGTCACAGATTCGGAAAAGTCAACTTGGAATAGTAAAGCGGCAGGAAATCACAACCACGATTCAGTATACCAACCCAAGGGTAGTTATGCTGCAAGTTCTCATAAACATACAGCGACAGACGTTGAAGAAGATTCGACTCATCGTTTTATGACGGATGCAGAACGTACAAAACTTAATGGAATAGCCTCCGGAGCTAATAATTACTCTCATCCGGCTTCTCATCCAGCATCAATGATTGAAGAAAGTACTACAAGAAAATTCATGACGGATGCGGAGAAAACTTTACTAAGTTCTCTCGGAACTAATGCAGTATTATTGGAAGCTCAAAATCTTGGACAAAACGGATATATCAAGTACTCAAATGGTTTGCTGATTCAATGGGGGAAGCAACCCGGTTCAACGGCTACCACGATTACAATTTACATGCCTCTTTCTTTTTATAATACTGATTACCTTATTCAAGGCTGTATTATTAAAGATGCTTATGATGGAAATGTATATACTGCTACACCATTAATTAATCCAACTGTTAGTAGTTTTAAAATGGATAGAAATTTTGGTTCAAGTTCAGGAACAGGAGTGTCCAGGGCAAAGTATAGTTGGATAGCAATAGGACGTTGGAAATAATTTAAAAACAAATATCATGAAGTATTGGAAACAAGGATTTTATGACGAACCGGTAAACGGTTCTGTAGAAATTACAGAAGAGTATTATAGCCAGTTATTAGCTGGTCAATCAGCTGGATTACTCATAGTTGAAAGCACAAGAGGATATCCGATCTTAGTTGTATATGAGGCTACTATTGAAGAAATCAGGGTACAAAAACTTGATGAATTACGATTGTACGATTCATCTGAAGAAGTGAATCAGTTCTGTATAGATAATGCGCATGGATGGTGGAATAAAGCTACTCGCGTAGGTCTTATGAACTCTATTGCAATTGAAAAGGGAACTGGACGATCTGAAACAAATATCTGGCTGGGTGATACTCTGTTTGTTTTGCCTGTCGAAAAGGCTATTGATATGTTACAACAGTTAGAATTGTATGCCCTTGCGTGTTATGACACAACACAAAGGCATATCAACGCTATCAATCAATTAGAAACAAAAGAAGAAATTGAAGCATACAACTTCAAAACTGGTTATCCCGGAAAGCTCAACTTTTTCGGATACCCTATCGTATAATCGTAGTTTTCGATTTCCTCAATAGTCTGCAATGATCTGACTGCTGCGATGTGAGATTGTGTCACATTGTAGCAGTTGAGCGCATACAGTTCTAAGGCATTCAACATTGCTAAAGCGTCAGGTATAGGGATAACATACTTCACTGCATCATACCACAGGATTGTATGCGTTTTCCCTGCATTTTTCTCAATCGAAATTGAGTTAAATAATCCAACACGTGTGGATTTGTCTAACCACATACTTTCCCCTTCAATTTCAAAAGAATTGACATCGGTCGATTTGTCAAATATCTGTATTTCAGATATTTTCATTTTTCGCACTTCTTCAATGTCGTACTCATATTCTACCAAAATCGGGTATCCATTCTTACTTTCAACTATCAGTAAACCGTTAGACTGCCCATCTAATAGCTGATTGTAATGCTCATCCGTTATTTCTACTGAACCGTCTACCGGTTCATCGTAGAATCCATTTTTCCAATACTTCATAATATTTGTTTTTTAGTTATTTCCAGCGACCGATCGCAAACCAGTCCCATGATTCTTGTGATAATCCAGTAGTACCCCCACTTGCATAATTTCTATTCAAATAAAATCTACTAACTGTTTTATTTATTGCCAAAGGAGATGATGAATATACGGCGGAGTCACTACTAGGCTTATATACAGTTGCAAATATTTTATATTCAGTATTATAAAAAGATGTAGGCATAGTCACACTATACGAAGCTGTAGATGAACCTCCAACTCTTCCCCATTGTACAAGTAATCCATTATTGAATTTTGCATAACCGTTCAAGGATAGGTTTACGCTCATTGCGTTCGATAAATCAGCTAAAGCATACGTAGTCCCGAGAGAACTTTGCCAAATTACAAGCAATAAAAGTAATACCAATTTTCTACTAAATCTATCCATAATTAAATTTATGTTATAATATTTCTATTTCCAACGACCTATAGCTATCCAAAAGAATTTCCAAGAAGTAGGATATACTACACTACCATTTGTATATGTCATACCACCCTTGAAATAAGTAGTAGCTTTAGTGTTAATATAAGGGCATAAAACGACGGATTCAGCAGTAACGGCATATTCTGCACACATTGATATTGAATAGTAAGTGTTTAAAAAAGACGTAGAAAAAAAATAATTAGTAGCCCCTGAATACCCACCACCGTATCCCCACTGAATCAATAGACCATCCGGTAGCTTATAATATCCGTTTTGTCCAAGGTCCTTTGTCGTAACATTGGAAAAATCTTTTAACGCACAATTTGTCCCGAGAGAACTTTGCGCAATAATGACTACAAATATGGTTACTAATTTTCTACTAAAGTTATACATACTCTTTTTATTGTTATACCTATTTACTTCCATCTCCCTATTGCAATCCATCCGAACATCTCCCCAGCTTCAATTGTTGGACCTACCGAATAGACTTTGAAATAAGATACATTTTTTCCATTTATCATTTTTACTATAGAATTCATTACAGAAGAAATAGCAGTAGTTACTACAACATACGATGTATTGTAAAAACTAGTAGGAAAGTAAACTATTTGATTTACCCCATTTCCTCCAGTCCCCCATTGAATCAGCATCCCATCTGGCAGTTTATAGTACCCATTCTGTCCGAGGCTTTTTGTCGTAACATTGGAAAAATCTTTCAACGCGGAATTCGTCCCGAGAGAACTTTGCATAAATATCACAGCCAAAAGAAACATTATTTTTCTACCTAAACTATTCATCTTTGTACTCATGTTATAATAATTATACTATTTCCAGCGACCAATAGCGAGCCAATTAAAACCGGCCCAATATGCTCCGTTATTTATGTCAGTAGCATGATATAGTCCGAACATTAAGAATGATGATTTAGATTGGGTCCAAACATCACCAGTTAGATTTGTGGTATCATCTGTTCCTCTGCGCATTGTTATTATGACAGAATAGATAGTATCATAAAAAGATGTTGGTAGATATATTGTTTTATTCCTACCTGATGAACTGCTATATCCCCACTGAATCAATAGACCATCTGGTAGCTTATAATATCCATTTTGGGAAAGGCTTTTTGTTGTTACATTGGAAAAATCTTTCAACGCTGCGTTGGTCCCGAGAGAACTTAGGTGAATTAAACTACATTTTGAGTGATTTCTTTTAAATATTTTTCATTTTGATTTATTTCGTGACAATGCCGTTGATGTTGTGTGTTATATATTATTTTGGCAATGATTCGTCTATCATTTCCTTACTTTTATGCCTATTATTCAATACATTTCTATTTGACGTTTATATTTTAGGATATAATTCTAAGGACATGATAAGTTTATATAATGGTGATAAGGAAATAAAAATCGAAGTAAAGGATGAAAGCTACTCTTATGAAGCTATCATGGGAGAAGATACACTCACTTTGTATTTTTCACATCCGGGGTATATTGAAATTCCAGTTGGCTCCTGGTGTGACTTCTACGGGAAGCGTTATTCCTTGAAGAAGGATAGCAATTTCAAGAAGAACGGTGAACGTAACTTCGAATATACATTGATTCTGGAAACTGGGAAGGCTGATACGATGTTGTGGAAAGTACGCCATACCGTTGATAGAAGTATTAAGTTCTCATATACAGCTAAGGCACACGAACATCTACGTCTACTCGTTGAAAACCTGAACCGTCGGAGTACCGGTTGGAAAGTCGGTGATTGCATTGAGGGAACGGAGAAAGTAATCAACTACAATCACACTTATATTCTTGACGCTCTCAATCAACTTGCAGAACTATATGAAACAGAATGGCAGATCACTGAAGAAACTGTGAATGGAAAGCAAATTAAGACTATCCATCTGCGTAAAGTTGAGTATAACAAGGAGAACCCTTTGAAACTGTCGTATGGTAAAGGTCACGGCTTTAAGGTCGGTGTTGGTCGGGAATCCGGGGATATTCCACCCGAAATAATTTTGGTAGAAACGACAGATCGCAATATTGATTATTCTACATACGGATCTAAATACCTGTTACTTCCAAAGAATAAGACTCTTGTTTACGAAGGGAGAACGTATAAGACAGATGCGGATGGAACTTGTGTCATGCGTGCTGATAAAGAACTTACAACAGCAAAGGAAGATAGTCTGGACTGTACAGCTATTTATCCTTCCCGTGTTGGTACTGTTAGTGCTGTTATTGAGGTCAATAAAAAAAAGAACTTCTTTGATTTTATAGACAAAGATATTCCGGAAGAGTTGAATTTCGAAGATTGTCTCATAGCTGGAGAAACAATGACGGTTATTTTCCAGACTGGCATGCTTACAGGCAAGGAGTTCGAAGTAAAGTATATCCATGAATCGAAAGACAAGAAAGAGGCACGTCGATTTGAAATTTTTCCGCAAGAAATTGATGGTATTACTATGCCGGAGCCGGAAGTCTGGCGACCGAAGGTTGGTGATACATACGCAGTGTTCGGAATGCAATTGCCGAAGGCTTATATCTGTAACGATAGCACACAAACGGGTGCGAGCTGGGAAGCTTTCAAGGAAGCTGCTAAATACCTCTATGAACATGAAGATAAAGCATTCATATTTACTGGGACATTGGACGGCATTTGGGCTAAAAAACGCTGGTTGGAGATAGGCGGAAAGATTGTGCTAGGTGGGTATGTAAACTTCTCTGATACACAGTTTCATCCGGAAGGTTCTCTTATCCGGATGATTGGAATCAAACGTTTTGTGAATAATCCGTATTCACCCGAAATTGAGTTGTCAAACGAACCGATAGGTACGTCTGTGTCAAGTGATCTGAACAAGATAGAAACTAACGAGGTGACAGTTATTGAGAAGCATAAGGACGCTTTACAATTCACTAAACGTCGTTTCCGTGACGCAAAGGAAACGATGTCTATGCTTGAAGATGCACTGTTGAACTTCTCCGGCTCCGTCAATCCGATAACCGTTTCAACCATGCAACTGCTTGTCGGAGACGAAAGCTTGCAATTTCGTTTTGTCAATTCAAAAACGAATCCGGTTCAGGTATCTCATAATATTACTTTCAATACAAGTACAAAGATACTGAACGCTCCGGCAGGAATCCTTCAGCATTTGACACTCGGTATTAGTTCTCTTTCTTCTTCTCATAAGGCAGATGAATACAAATACTGGGACATGGCTAACTATGATTCTCCGGTACTCATTGACCCGGACAAGAAGTATTATCTATATGCTAAAGTTGGCAAGGAGAATCAAGCCGGAACATTCCTCTTGAGTGAAACAGCTATTAAAATGGAACAGATAGCTGGATATTATCATTTACTCACCGGAGTGCTTAACAGCGAGTATGAAGGTAGTAGAAGTTTTGTTCAGCTATACGGATTTACTGAAATTCTGCCGGGCCGCGTAACAACAGAAAGAATCCTTTCTCCGGATGGTGATACATATTTCGATCTAGTAAAAAGTGAGATCGGCGGTAACATTCAAATAAAAGCAGGTTCTTCCGGATTGGAAAATCTGTCTGAATGGGAAGCTGCTCATCAGGAAATAAAGGATGCAGCTAAAGCGGCCAAGGATACTGCTGATTCAGTGGAAGGACTTCATAATTATGTAGATGGAGCCTTCGCTGACGGAATTATAGACGAAGCAGAAGCAAAAGCTATTGAAAAGTATATCAATACTGTCAACAATACCAAACAAGCTATCGAAGCAACTTACAATAAACTCTACACAAATGTTTATTTATCCGGTCCTGCAAAGATTGGTTTGCTCAATGCTAAAGTTAGCTTAATGGGGAGTATTGAAAGCCTGATTAATACTATCAATGCCGCAATTTTCGACGGATTTACAACATCTGAAGAAAAGAAAGACGTGGATAATAAATTCACTCTTTTCAATTCTGCCTATGCTGATTTTAATACTGCTGTTGAAGCCGCTAATAAGGCTATACAGGACAAGCTAAAGGATTATTCGGATGAAGCACTGAAACAGGCAATGCAGGCTTTAGAGGATGCTGCGGATGCTGCTAAGGCTGCGCAGGATGCTGCAACATCAGTTGAAGGCTTGCATGACTATGTAGATGGCGCATTTGCGGATGGCATTATAGACGAGGCGGAAGCTAAAGCGATTGAGAAATACTTAAATACAGTCAGAAATACGAAATCTGCTGTTGAAGCTACATATAGCAAACTATATGTGAACGCTTATCTGGAAGGCTCTGCTAAAACAGATTTACTTAATGCTAAGGTATCCATATCCGGTGCTATTGATAATCTTATAGCTGCAATCAATATAGCTATTGCAGACGGTCAAACAACTGTTGAGGAAAAAAAGAATGTAGATGATAAGTTCGCTTTATTCAACTCTGCTTTAGCTAGTTTCAATACAGCCGTTGAAGGAGCAAACAAAGCCATACAAGACAAACTGAAAAGCTATTCCGATGAGTGTACAGCCGATTTGAAAGTACTCAATACTCAAATCTCCGCACAAGTAACTCGAGTTGACAGCCTGACGCAGCGGATAGATACTGCAGGTTGGATTACTACAGCTGACGGTAATAAGATATATGCTTCTAAAGAACTGGAAAACGGCAATACGCTTATATCTTATATTAACCAGGCAGCAGGTGAAACGACGATTCACTCATCTAAAATTAATTTGGAAGGTGCTGTTACAATCACCGCACTGCATAGTGATCTGCAGACAATGATTAACTCCAAGATTGATCGAGACGGATTGGGTAAATTGGCATTTGAGGATGCAGTTGAATATGCAAAACTTGGTACTACCATTGTTGTAGGTGGATATTTGAATACTGATTTGATAAAGGTTCGCAGGATAGACGCTGATTCCGGGTTCATAGGTGGTTTTACTATCGAAAATGGACGTCTTGTATGGACGCGTTCAGGATATTTTGGAGGAACATCACGAAGTCTAAAACTAGGCTCTGGAACATCAAAAGAAGGAGTTGTCAATGTCACTTTCAATGCAGAAACAGATGGACGTTTTGGGGTTGCTGCTATTGGTTCTAATTTTGGTGGAGCTTGTATTTATGCCTCCAGAAATCTAAATGCATCAGACAGAAGCTATCCACTAGCAAATACAACGTATGCAGGCTTCTTTGATGGAGGTGTTTATGTGAAAGGAACATTATCAAGTGAACTATGCCTGGCTGATAATTTCGGCTGTATTACATCTAGGGATGGAAATGGTGGAATTAACTATTACCAAGGTATTGATTTCGATTTTGGTAGTAATATGAAATTCAGAAAAGGGTTATTGGTATCAATCGCTTAATATATTATATTATGAAATTAAATTTAAACAAAACATTAGTTGACTTTAAAGGAAAAGAAGCCATTAAAGTAGTCAATGGTAAGGAACAAAAACAGTTTCTACGTGATATGGTTTCGGAAGCACTTTATGCTGCCGGTATGAATCCTCAATTAGGCATGGATATGGCAAAAAAACTACGTGCCTATAATATGTTACAACAGATTATCAATAATAGAGGAATACTTGAGGTTACAACTGAAGATGCTGCTCTATTAAAAGAGATTTGTGCGGATGTATTTACCGCTGGTGCTTTCGGGCAAATTAACGAATTAATAGAAGGAGGAAACAAAGAATGAACATCACAGCAACTAACAGTACTGCAACAACTAAGGTTACAGACACTATCATAGTTAAATACAGAATGTCAACCCGTGGCACCGAAGCGGTCAAAGACATTACTGCCGAAATCGTCAAAGATGAAGCCACAGTAGGTTTCTTCAATACTTCGCGAAATGGAGTAACCGGATTCTCGCTACATGAGGATCATGGGTTGACTCCCGAGGAAGTGAAACAGGTATTCCATACTGCTATTGATGATTGTAGCGAGGTATTAAAATAAAGTATTAATATTTTAGATAAAAATGATATGGATTATTTCAAAAACTTACTTATTGGATTGGTTACCGGCATAGCTGCTTATCTCAATCCTATTTCTGGGGAGATCAAAAGTCTTATTGCTGTATTTGCCCTCAATTTCATTTGCGGGCTACTTACTGCACTCCTTATCAATCATGAGAGTTTTTCTTTTAAAAAGGCTTGGAGGTGTATCGTAGAAGCAACTATTTTCTTTGCCTTGGTTAGCTGCATCTACTTTATTGGTGAACACAAAGGAAATCCGGAAGGTGCGCTACAATGTGTTTCATTTATTACGTATAGCGTTTTCTATTTCTACGGGGTGAACATTCTAAGGAATATCAAAGAAATTCTACCCAACTCTAGCAATGGCCATAAGGTAGTAGCTTTCTTGCACTATGTATTAAGTGTTGAGTTTATAAAGAACATCCCCTATTTAACGAACTACTTACAAAAAGGAGACGCAAAATGAAAACTATTGATGCAATTATCATCCATTGTTCGGCCACGCGTGCCGGACAGGATTTACGAGCCAAAGATATTGACCGGATGCACCGGGCTCGGGGATTCAATCAAATCGGTTATAACTTCATTATTGATCTTGACGGAATGGTTGAGAATGGGCGACCGTTAAGCATTGACGGAGCGCATTGTAATACCAAAGGATTTTCAAAGTCTTCGTATAATAAGCATAGTGTTGGCATCTGTTATATCGGAGGCTTGGACGCATCTGGAAAACCTGCAGATACACGTACTCCAGCTCAAAGGACAGCACTACGCGAATTGGTCGCAAAGCTTTGTAAGGAATATCCTATAATTGAAGTACTCGGACACCGTGATACTTCGCCCGATCTGGACGGAAGCGGAGAGGTAGAGTCTAGGGAATATATCAAGGCTTGTCCCTGCTTTGATGTTAGGAGTGAATTTTCTAATTTTCTTCGTAATACAGTGATCCGACCATGAAAGCGCTAATTTATATAACCATATTCCTGATGTCGGGAATATGGTTTGCTTCCTGCAAGACTTCCCGGAATATGGAAACTCAAAAGCAAATTGACTATTCAGAAGATTTCTTATATTTGCGAAACTTAATTGAATCATTACGGCTGGATGTGAATAAACAGACGAAAATTACTACTGACAAGTTGAGTGATCTGAAGATTGAGAATAAAACAGTTTACTTGTCTGCTCCCGATTCGTCAGGAAAGCAATATCCGGTCAAAGAAAGTACTACTACTGCATCCAAGCAGGATCAAGAGAGGGTAGAAGTTGATGAAACATTATCTATTACCTTACAACAATTCTCTAATAGATTGGATTCGCTGAATAGTAAAGTAGATGCTATGTTGAATCAGAAAGAAACTGTTGTAGAGCTTTCGTGGTGGGGCTTACATAAAGATAAAGTATATATAGGTATAATAGGTTTGTTTATTGTGGGGTGGCTTATATATCGAATAAGAAGGAAATAACAATTTTAAAACACCTTGGCTTGAAAAAGTCAGGGTGTTTTACTTTATATTTAAAATATCCTTTTCCACTTTTGGATTATCCGATTTCTTTTTTAATATTTGTTGAAGAGTATTCATATTGAATACTCATAACCATTAAATTTATAAGTAATGGAAGATATGAAAGACAATGTAATGATAACTCAATGCCGTAATCGTCTAAGAGATGATTGTCAACTACGTTATTGTAGAGTTCAAATAAATAATGCAAGTATTTCTAAAATAAATAAAGTTGGTATGTTCTTTGATGGAAGAGTAGTAAATACTGATCTAAATGTTCTTATTGGTAGTGAAATATTTCTTATACTAGGAGGTGGTGTTAGAGTTATTAGAGATAAAAAAGATGTAAATACTAACTTGATTGAAATGGAGTGGAATGCATTGCTTCATGCAATAGATCATCTGTCTGATAAGTAATAATCTTGAGAGTACACTTTGTGCATAATTACATAAAGTTTCAAGAGCTGAGTTAGAAAACAGAAATAAATAAAGGCGGCTTCATTCGGATTACTTCAATTTTATCGTTGTTTATTTTAATAATAAACAGTACTTTTGTCGTGGAATCCCATAATTCCAAATCCGCGACGGCGGAATCTTGCCCTGACTATTCAGTCAGGGCTTTTTTGTTTTCTAAAGCAAATATTTTACGAAAAGAATATTTATCTATATATTTGCTTTATATCAAAAAAAATAGTAGAAAATGAATAACTTAGAAGACTATAAAACCGTTTTAATTGTAGGAAATGGATTTGATTTAAGTTTAAAATATCCGACATCATATTTAGATTTTATGGAAAGCCAATATTTTACAAATTTGGTTTCAAAGAATAATAATTGTTTAGCTCGATATCTAAACTATAAAAGGAAAAAGAATGGGAATTGGATAGATGTTGAAAAAGAATTATCTGCTTATGCGGATATCTTAAAATCAGAACCCTCAATACAGCTTAGAATGCCAAAAGAACTTATACATTGTAAAAAGGCAGCAAATATATTACAATCTTTTAGAGAGGAATTTATTCAGTTATGTACTGCATTAAAAGAATATTTGAATGAAATTGAAAATGCAGAACGATTTAATGAGGGTTATAATAAGTCTCATGCTTATGAACTTGTAGAAGGAATTATACATGAACAAAAATCATGCTATGTCGTGAGTTTTAATTATACAAGTTTTATTGAAAAAGTAATTATAAAAATAAATTATAATAGTACTGATTTTATTATTAAACAGATACACGGTTCTTTAAAAGATAATATTGTTTTTGGAGTACAAGATAGTATGGAATTGCAGCGAGAACATGTCTTTTTATATAAATCATACAATAAGTGTCAGGATGTAAGAGAATTGCCTCAAATTCTAGATAATGCAGATAAAATCATATTTTTTGGTTATTCATTAGGAGAGACAGATCACTCTTATTTTGATGATTTTTTTATAGCCAAACAATTAAGAGTTGCCAAAAAAAGAAATTTGTTTTTTACCATTATGGACAGACTGCATATGATGATATTATCTGGCAATTAAGAACACTTACAAAGAATCGGACATCTTATTTAAATCAATACAATGATATAGAGTTTGTAGATAATAGTAAATCCTTAAAATAAAAACTATATGGCAGAAGAAAACAAATACGATCACGATTCCGTGCAAGAGTTGCTAGCATGGGCGAAAGAAACGCTTAGTAATAAATCATATCCTGATGGCAAATTTCAAATCAATAAAGCAACTACAGTACTAGACTGTGCGTCTTTTCTGTCATCAATGATACAAATGATTTCAAGGAACTGGGAGAATCCTACATTCTATCCTACTATCGACCAGCTGCGGGAATTTAGGACGAAAATAACAGAGATGCATTAATTAATGCAATATATTTATAATACAACAAGATATGGGAGAAAGACAAACCTTATTAAAATCAATTACAGAGGATATATACAGTGGTTCATTGATAAAATCTCCAAAGTTATCAATCTTTGAGATTGAATATTCTGGGCTAATAAATGAGGTGGAAAGAGTTTATTCAGCATTAGGAGGAACTTCTGAACAAATACCCATAAACTATGGTTCTTGGGATATTTCATTGAAAGACTTTTGTATTGAGCTTGACGAAGAAAGACATTTCAATCGATACCGACTTGAGACATTGGCTTCTTCTATCTACAATGATTTCCCCTTTTTTTCAGTATCTAATTATAAAGAATATTGTTTAACAAAGGAAGAACAATGTTTAAAAGCTGCAAGTTGGGGAAATAATTGGAAGACAAACTCTTCTGATAAACATTTTGTTGTTAGTGGAGATTATGGTGATTTATCAGAAAATGGCAGTTCCAGATGGAGACAAAGGGCTTTTTATGATTTCATAAAAGATTTGAATTCAGTTATAAGAAAAGTTCCAATATTACGTATTTCTATATATGATACTTATAATGGTAATACAGTGAATGAAATGCTAATTAAAAAGGACGTTCGTAATTTGAGAGCGTTCTTGAAAGATTTAAGGAAAAGTATTTAGATATAGGTGAGGTAGCTTATTCAGCTACCTCTTTATGCTCTTTGTAAAATGGTTGGGTCAGTTGAAATCTTCTTAATAAAATCTCTCTCTATTATATAAGCGTCCATTTTATTAGCATCAAACGGTTTAAGCAAAGAAGTAACATCCGCTTTCTGTAAGTCAGAATCCAGCCATTTTTCTTCGTCCTCTTTAGATAGGATAGCTGGCATCCGATGTTTTGAATTATGGATATAATCAGTCAAAGGGTTAGTATCAGTAGTTATAATAGAGAAAGTATCATATTCTTCTCCTGTCTCTTTGTCTAGCCAACGATCGTAAATACCTGCCATCGAAAAGATTGGTTCATCTTTCAGATAGATGTAATAAGGAATCTTATTGTTTCCTTCATGTCTCCATTCAAAGTATCCGGTTGATGGCACAATGCACCGTTTCTTCATAATTGGTTCCCGGAATGAAGGTTTCTCAAATATGGTATCCGCACGTGCATTTAGAGTCATTCGGCGGATATCATCTGCATTGGCTTCATCTTTCGTCCAAAATGGTATTAATCCCCAATTGAACACCTGAATCTCATCACTTTTTGTAATTATAGGATATTTCGGAAAATTGAAAGCATTCACATGGTACTGTTCGTTTAGCATATCTTGATATATTTCAACGATATCTGATTTACGACCGTACCGGGCGGCCAGCTTAATGGCTTTTGCTGACATGGAATTATGGAAACACATACTATTTACAATTAATGCTTATAATCTGATTCATATCAGTAGTATAACGCCCGGAGAGTTGTTCTTGTTTAAGCTTCCAATCTCTTCCTGTTCCCTGGATTGCTAATTTAACGAGTTGGTTGTGTTCACCGTTAATCTTATCTATTGCCTGTTGAAGTCTTTCCCGCTTTTCACGATCCACTGAATCAAAAAGTCCAAGCTGGGCACCTTCGGTTATTTCAGTGATGATAACCCCGGCTTTCTTATACTGATAACCTTGCATGAATATTGTTTTCAATCCGATCAGCGCATAATGTACTATCTCTTGAGTATCGTTTGTTGGTACCGGAAGATGTATAGCTGTATTCTTCCAGTATTGAGGAAGATCTTCTCGGAAGTTATTCGTGTGGATAAACACCATGAGTGACATAGCATAAGACTTCTGTTTACGAAGTTTCCTTGCACAAGTGGAAGCGTGAGTAGCAATAGCTTCAGCCATTGTGTCTATATCAGTGAGCATCTTACCAAAACTTCGTGAAGTACAAATCTGTTTCTTAGCCGGTGGAGCTGATTCCATATCAATACATGAGATACCGCAAAGTTCTTTCCATGTACGTTCACCTACTACCGTCATATTCTTGCGTACCCATGCACCGGAAAGCTGCGTAAAGTCGTATGCTGTTTTCACTCCTTGCTTTTCGAGCTTTGCTGCTTGTCTACGTCCGATTCCCCACACATCACCGATATTCGTTAGTTGTAGGGCTTTGATTCGTTTATCTTCAGTGTCTATAATGCATAGCCGATTATATGCGGGATATTTCTTTGCGAACTTATTAGCTACCTTTGCAAGCGTCTTGGTAGGGGCAATACCTAGACTAACAGGAATGCCTGTCCCACGTGTTACCTGGTTTACTATTCTTGTTCCAAGTGATTGAATATCCTGAATACCATCAAGGTTGATAAATGCTTCGTCGATAGAATAAACTTCCAGTTCGGGTGCTAATCCTGCCAAAATAGACATCACTCGTCCGGACATATCACCATACAGCGTATAATTGCTACTGAATACGGCAACTCCGTGACTGCTTACTAAATCCTTAATCTGATAAGCAGGTACTCCCATTTTGATACCTAGTAATTTAGATTCATTACTTCGTGCAATAACACACCCATCATTGTTACTAAGTACGACGACAGGCTTCCCATTAAGCAACGGGTTAAATACCCGCTCACAGGAAGCGTAGAAGTTATTGCAGTCCATCAATCCGAACATTATCTTTTCCTCCGATTCTTTTTAATTGTATAGGTTACTATCCCCCACACCATAAACTCATTATCTCTTGTTACCTTAATCAAGGGATAATCAGGATTGGAGGGAACCAACCAAGCTGCATCAGGTTCTAATCTTACTCTTTTGACAGTAAATTCCCCGTCTATAAAGCACACGGCAAGATCATCATCCAGTAATTCAAGTGACTTGTCAATTACAAGTATATCACCTTCTTCTATTCCCTCATCCTTCATTGAATCTCCGACTACGCGTCCGTAAAATGTGCTAGCCGGATGTCGAATAAGTTCTTTATTCAAGTCTATAGCCTGTTCCAAATAGTCTTGTGCTGGTGAAGGAAAACCGGCCTTTATACCTTCATCTGCAAATTTAAGTGGCAGATTGCTGGATATATCTATTTTATGTATTTCTATTTGTTTTTTCATAACTCTGCTTCTTTTCATTAAGAACAAAAGAGGTCAGGGTTTGCTCACTAAAGATACTCGTTTTTAATTATAAATAGTTTTTTCCCAGTCATCCAACACTGTTACATCCCACCGAGGAAGATCCGGATTAATATAAGTTACTGACCTGCCATACACAGAGAAACTTTTTCCGATAAACTCGTTGATAGCTTCATCCTCTCCTTTTTGCAGGCAGATATTCATAAAGATATGCATTTCATCCCAGTTGGTAGGTCCGATGAATAGAGATTCAATGAGCCGACCTTTAACAGGAGCACCAACAACCTGGTTTTTTATCCGCTCAAAAAGAGATATAGCTTCTTCAAATGTCATATAGATGATTTTCCGGCAAATATAAGAAAAAGGTTCGGTTATCCTTTCATTAACATAATATCTGCTCTCATCTCTATATATTCAGTATATTTTTCAGGATTATTAGTATAGTCTATCACCCTGTTTATGGCTATCTCAGCTTGTTTTTGTTTGACCTTCGTATAATATCGAATAACTCCCCTACTCTTATCTGAATGACCGAGACAATAATCTATCACTCCGTCTGGTATGCCAAGCTCAGAGGCGAATTGTGCAAAAGTCTTACGGGCGGAATAAAAACACAATGTCTGTTTGATTCCCAAGTGCTCTTTTAGTTCCCTCATGCAAAGATTGATATACTTTTGCAAATTAGAATAGGTATAAGAATACCCTAAATCCAAAAATCCCCTTTTATTTATGTACTTACTGATAATTGCTTTCGCTTCACTGTGTATGGGTATCGTTATGACTGATTTCCCTGTCCTAGCATGAACAGTCTTGATTCTTTCAAAAGAAAGTATATCCACCGACAAATCGACTGATAATAAATCTTTCAGATTGATACCGCACAAATAGAAAGAGAGTAGAAACATATCCCTACCTAAATTCAATCGTTTTCCTTCAACTTCCGTTCTTTGCATTTTCTGAAATTCTTCTATTGAAAGATCGCATTCTTTAGGTTCGGCTGTTGGTATTTTCGTATACACAAATGGGTGCACATCCGTTTTCAGAACACCTGTTTTTATCAGCTCGTTTATCCGGGCTTTCAGATGTGTTAATCTCAATCCGATGTTTCCATTAGCATAACCTTTCTTTATCATCCACTTTTTAAAATGCTCTACCAATAAAGTATTAATTGCAGGAATAGGTACATCTCCTTCCGCATTAGTAAACACCCGTACAGTCTCCTCATTCATTTTTGCATAGCTTTCCCTCCCCTCTTCCCTAATTTCATTTATGCGCTGTTTCCAGAACTCCAGAAACGAAATATGTGAAGGGCGTTCCTTGGACATTATAATCCGCTTTATCTGAATTGCAGAAAAATAGTCTATGCATTCAATAGAATTAAATTTCTCTTTGTATTGTGAAAACACAAATTCAAGCCTTTTATTCATGACATTCGCATCCTTCCGGTAAGCGACTTTACCGTTATCGAATTCTGCAATATCATCTAACAGAAACTCTGTTTTTATGTAGGCACGTTCTTTCTTTTGGGAGATGCAGACTAAGATGGGAAGCCTACCATCATGTTCCTTAATGGAACTTAAAATTGTTAATCTGATTGTTGCCATAGTCGAATAATCAAAACACAATTCTACTATACAATTTTGTGCAAATATATACGCAGATTTATGTTTTTTTTATTCGGAATTGAATTTTTAGAAAAGAGAAACGCTGATTAAAAAACTAATAATCAGCGCTTTATTTAAGAGCCGCTAGCCAGACTTGAACTGGCGACCTACGCGTTACGAATGCGTTGCTCTACCAACTGAGCTATAGCGGCGT